ATGCCAGCACAAGCGTTGACGACCGAATTCCTGGCGACCCTGCCAGGTCGCGAGCCTGCCTCCGGGGCCGTGAGTTACTTCGATACGGAGATCAAGGGCTTCTTGCTGGAGCATCGCGCCAGTGGCGGAGCGACCTTCTACTTCCGCTACCGCGATGCCGCCGGCAAGGTGCGACTGAACCGGATTGGCCGGGCCGATGAGATTTCGGTGTCGGACGCCCGGGCCAAGGCGCACAAGATGAAGCAGATGGTCACCGAGGGTGGCGACCCCAAGGTGGAGAGCCATCGTTTCAAAGATGTACCGACCTTCGGGGATTTCGTGGCCGAGCGCTACCTGCCCTACGCCAAGACGAGGAAGCGCAGCTGGGAGACGGACGAGACGATGCTGCGCAATCACCTGCTGCCGGTGTTTGCCGATTTCCGGATGAACCGGATCACCCGCTCGGATGTGGTGGCCTTCCACCACGCGGTGTTCGAGAAGGGCTACGCAGCCGGCACCTGCAACCGGATGATCGTGCTGATGAAGTTCATCTACAACTGCGCGATCCGCTGGGACATCCTGCCGCCCAAGGGCAATCCCTGTGATGGCGTGGAGCCCTTTGAGGATCACGGTGCGCGGGAGCGTTACCTGACGACCGAGGAGGTGCAGCGGCTGTTTGATGAGCTGGACACCAACCGCAATGTGCAGGTCGGCCAGGTGATCCGGTTGCTGCTCTACACAGGTGCTCGCAAGCGCGAGATCCTGGACGCCCGGTGGGACGAGATCGATTTCAACCGCCGGATGCTGACGGTGCCGGCGGCGCGGTCGAAGTCGAAGAAGCCACGCCACATTCCGCTCTCCGATGCGGCGGTGGAATTGCTGCAGTCGCTGCCCCGGCAGGACGACATCCCCTGGGTGTTCTTCAACCCGAAGACGAAGAAGCCACCGGTGTCGATCTTCTACGCCTGGGACTCGATCCGCAAAAAGGTCGGGCTGGAGGAAGTGCGGCTGCACGACCTGCGCCACAGCTACGCGAGTTTCCTGGTCAATGCCGGGCGGTCGCTCTACGAGGTGCAAAAGCTCCTCGGCCACCACGATCCGAAGGTAACGATGCGCTACGCGCACCTGTCGCCGCAGGCGATGCTGGAGGCGGTCAATGTGGTGGGGAATGTCGTGGGACGGCGGCCGGTGGTGAATCAATCGGCGGCGGTGGCCACCGCCTGATTTTTTGTCCGAAGAATGTCATCACTTTTCGGACAACGCTGGAGAGGAATGGAGCGCGACACATTGCTGTCGCGCTTTTGCTTTATGCCTTCAGCTGCCCGATCAGGGACTCAGCCAACTCGATGAACACTGCCCGGGCCTCGGCAAATGTTACCGGCTCTCCGAACACCAGCTCATCAACGAAGCGAAGGTAGTCGCGCTCGAAGGCGTCCGCCTCGTGGTGCAAGGCATCCAGGACCACGCGCATCTGCCCTACGGGGTCTTCTTCAAATTCTGGGTACTGGTTGCGGAACTGGGTCGCATCGCCAGCCACCAGTGCTGCAAAGTGTTCGTGCGGCAGCGCCAGCCTTTCACGCCCTCGGGCGATGGCTCTCACATCGTAGAGGTGACGAACCAAGCGGTCGTCGTAGTCGGCACGATTGCGACCGGCGCGGGCTTCTGCCGTTCGGCGCAGGAAAGACAGCACCTTTTCAGCGAGGGTTTCCTCGACGCCAATGCACTCCACATGCAAATCCGTCCTGGGCGCCTGGATCAGGGCATCCAGCATGGACGCGATGGGCAGCGGTGCCGTGGGCAGCACAGGCGGGCGGGCATTGAGCTCCACTTTGATCTCTGGCCGCAGGCTGGCCACCGGCGCAAAGCGGCTCTCGTAATGCAGATTCAGTGAGACGTAGCTGTTCTCGTCGCGGGCGATGATCTCGTTGGCCGGCACCGCAAAGCCAGCGTCCACCAGCACGGCGGCCAAGCGTTTCTTGAAATGGCTGAGCAAGCGACTGCGCGCACTGCGCGACAAACCCTGCGGCAGCACCAGCTTGAAATCGATGTCTTCGGACATCCGCTCGATCAGTCCGTGCGCTTTGGAGAGGCAGGTTCCGCCGCAAAACACCAACTGGATGCCATCGCTGTCCACCGCCACGACGGTGCGCAGCACTTCGGTGATCAGAAGGTCTTTCTCGAAGATACCGGGGGGCAACGAAGTGAGCCCTTCGTTGCGCACATCCAGGATCAGGTCATGCTCGCGCGCTGTAATGGTTTTCATAGCGCACGGTGCTGATGCCGACGGTGATCTTGCGGGAAATACGACGCTGGCCGGTGTTGAACGTCGTGCGCACCGGAATCTGTGTGGTCTTGCCCTCGACGTAGTCGGCTTGGGCGCGGCCCAGTTGCACAGGCACTCCCAGCTTCTCTAGCGCTTCTTGCGCCAGCTCTTCCAGGGACACACGCGGCACCGGTTTGCCGGACAAGGTGCTCGGACGTGCTTTGGCGTAGACGCCATAACCGAGGCGAACGATCTTGCCCGCCTCGATCAGCTCCTTGATCGCCCGGCTGATCTGGCTGGGGCTACCCATGGTCTCGAAATCCGCGCGTAGGACAACCTCGCCCTTGCGCAGGGCGATGGAACGAACCATCCTGTCTTTGACGCTGAGTCGGCTCATGGCGACCTCCGATGTGATGCAAACATTGCTCATACACTGTACTCGATCTTGACTTTTATTTCTAGTCAATCCCTGTGTTTTTTGATGCAATGATTGCTCATTGTAAAAACGAAAAATCCCCCGACCCCACCACCTGTGAAGGCAGTGAGATCGGGGGATCGTCGTTTCAGATTGTCGTGCTCGGCAACACCGGTCAGCGTGCCGGCCCACGCCACTTGTCGAAGCTGCGCGCCCCGGTGTAGCCCAGGTAGCCGGCACCGAAGAGCCACCACAGACTCTCGGGTACCGCGCCCAGCAGCTTGTTCAGGTTCTCCGCTGCCTGGAATACGTGCATCGGCCACCAGATGCCGATGATGGCGCCCATCACGCACAGCAGGATCACCCCGTAGATCACGTACAGGAAGGTCGGACGTGCCCGGCTGGTCCAGGGATCGGCCGAGTTGGCTTCGGCCAGGATCGCCGACAGGCTGGTCTGCATCTCCTGCAGCGCCAGTTGCCCTTCCGCCTGCAGCAGTGCGAGCTTGGCCTTTTCGCGCTCGGCAGGATCGGGCACCAAGCGGTCGATCAGCCGACTGCCGGCTTCGAGCAGTCCCGGCGCCAAGGTGGGCAGTATCGGAATCATACGAGGCCCTCCACAAATTCAGCCATCCGGTTCATCCAGCCAGCGGCGAAGGCCGACTGCCTGGGATCGTTGGTAATCAGCCGTCCAAGATGACGCAGGCGCTGACCCAGCACCTTGCCGTAGAGCGCACCTTGGTCGGCTTTTGCGATGGCTGCCTGGGTCTTGGGACCGATCACACCATCTGCGGTAACGCCCAGCGCTGCCTGCAGCCATTGCACGGCTCGCTTGGGTCCGGAATGCACACCGGCATCGACCAGCAGATGCAGCAGCGCCGGATGATTGATGGTCTCGAATCTGGGGCCGGTGATGTACTGCTGGCGGTAGATGGCACGGGCTTGAGTTTCCGTCAGCGCCTGGACTTCAGCAGCCGTGGCCGGTCGACCGAGCTTGCGCCATGCCCCAAGCGTCTGCGCAGTGATGCCGAAGTTCGTTGGCCCGCCCCGGTCAGCCGGATGATTCACGTAGCCGCCCTCACGGCGGATGATCTCGTCGAGGATGGTGTCGATGGCGTTCATGGCCGCTCCTTGTTGGCGGAATTGCCCAGACGCGTCTGCGCCCAGCGCTCCAGTTGGTAGATAGCCTGGCTGCCCATGTGGCCGGAAATACCGACCAAGGCTGCGGTCACCAGGGGATTGAACTGCGCGGCCTCGCACAGCCAGAAGGTGATGAGACCGGCAAACGCCGAGGTGGCGATCTCACCGATGAGCTCGACCACGTTGAAGGCACGGGTCTCACCGGATTTGACCTTGCGGTAGAAATTGACCAGGCCACCCCAGGCGGCCAGGCCCGTCACCCACAGGTAGGTGATCAGGCCGTAGGTCGAAGGATCTTTTTCGGGCACGGTGTCCTCCTTATGCGTTGTGTTCAGCGGGGTTATCGGTCACTGGCACGGCCGAAGCGGTGAAGCGCTCGCACTCGACCTGCGCCGTGTAGCCCTGGCTGCCCAGGCGGTGCTCGACGCGCTTGATGCGCCAGTCGGTCGGGATGCCGGGGCGCAGAGAAAGCGACAGCCGTCCCTCGGCAGCGAGTCGTGGATCACCCGGCAGGCTGAAACTCAACTCACCTTGCCTCCGTTCACCGGTGTTCTTGCGGGTGGCAGCCGCCGCCTTGGCTTCCGCCTCAGTGGCGTGGACATAGCGGATTTCCTCAAACGGTGGTGAGCCGGTGGTCACTTCCCGGCGCTCGCCTTTCTCGAAATCCCACCAGTAGGCTTTGGTGCCACCGGTTGCTGTCGTCGGTGGCTTTTGCGTATCGTGGTTGCTGGTGGTGCCGCTGCCCCCGGGTTTGCGGGCCGAGTGTCGGTAGCGCCATTCGGCGAGATCACTGGATCTGAGGGTGATCGTCGGCATCACCTGTCCGGTAATGGTCTTGATCGACCCCTGCTTAGCCAGTACCAGGAAGCCAGCGACGGGCTTGGCCACAGCATCGTGCTTGGCCGCGAGACGCGTCAGCAGCGCCATGTCCGATTCGGCGGTCTGATCCAGATGCGGGATCGCAATGGCGCCCAGCTCCGGATCGATCTTGGCCTGATAGCGGTGCTCGGCAGCGATGGTCTCGGCCAGTTGGCCAAGCGTCGTCGCATCCCAGGAGCGGGTCTTGGGACTGCGAAACGGCCCCACCATATCGGCCGCCTTGGCCGAGACCGTCAGCGTAGCCGGTGGCGAGCGGATCTCGACCTCATCGACGATGAAGCGCCCCAAGGACACCAGCCGGGTTTCGGCATAGCCCAGCGACACGGTGAGCACCGTACCGATGCGCGGCAGCTCAGCAATCGCGCCGTCCTCACGGCGACGATCATCGAGGGTCAGCTTCAGCTCATCGGACTGGATGCCGGCTTCGTCGGTCACGACCAGTTCGAGCAGCCGGTCGCGGATCGCGCCGGTAATCTCTACAAGGTCAGCGTAGATGCGGAAGATCGGTTGCATCTTCCCCTCCTCACGACCACAGCCGGATCACCGGCGCTTCAGTCGGCAGCGGCAGATCGGGCAACTCGACCACCAGGCCAGCCACAAGGACCGGGGACAACTGGGCCAACTGCGGATTGGCTTCGAGCACGGCGGTCAATACATCGCTGCGCCCGTAATGCCGCCAGACCAGATCGTCGAGCACATCGCCATCACGGGTGATCACCCGTTTGAAGATCGGCCGGGTCATGGCTGATCCTCCCCATAGGCCTTGAGCTTGATGCGGAACTCGATCCGGCGCGCTTGACCGTCATCGGCAAACACCGTGCGGGTATCGCCAATCTCAGTGATCACCCAGGCACCCCAGATGCGGCCCAGGCCATCGACCAGTTGCAGCGGCTTGCCGGCGTCCGCCAGCGCACGCATCGCATCGACTTGGCCGAGGCCACCCTTGAAGCTCGGGTAGATCACGCCGTCGAGTTCGATCTCGCCGACGTTCCGGCCGACAAACTGCAGAGCCGGATCGCGGTGGATACGCGCCTGCTCCAGCCAGCGCCAGGACTGGTTCAGCGAGAACTTCTGGTAGGCGAGCGTACTGACCTCAAAACGAAACTCGCCCAGGCCCAACATCACTCGTTCGGCCATGGCACACCTCCCAACAGAAAAATCAGTCGTACATCGCCGCAGCCGGACTGCGGGTGGTCTCGCGCACCAGCGCACGCAGGCGCGACTCGATGAGTGCGGCGATCTCGCGCGCATCCATCCCGGGCGGAGCATTGACCGTGATCGGAGCGGACAGCGAGACACTGGTGTTGCCACGCACAGCCAGTGGTTGAGCCGGCATCGTCACCGGTCTGGCACCCGCCACTGACGGACTGCCCGCTGACATCGGCGCGATGCCGACGGGTGCGGTGCCGACGGAGGGGCGTGGCGCGACCAGCGCAGCAGTGCCACCGACCGCTGCCGGACGCGCAGTAGCCGGAGCCGTGGCAGTGGGCGACGCCGGCTTATCGCTACCGAAGAGCGAACCGAACCAGTCGCCGACCTGCTTGCCGGCATTCATCACCCAGCCGATCTTGCCGGCGATCCAGTCGATGGCGGTCGCGACCGTGCCCATGATGTCGGACCATAGCTGCGTGAAATAACCCGCCACGGGTTGCCAGGCGGCGCTGAACGATGCCATGGGTGAGAACGACAATAAGGCGTTGAAGGTGTCGATCACCCAGCCAGCAAGGGCTCCCACGGCTTGAATCGGTGAGGTCAGCACCGTAAATGCTGTGCTCAACCCGCTGCCGATCACCGTCCCGAGCGATTGGCCCGAGGCTGAGAGCGCAGCGAACTCGTCCTGGGTGAGCGTCACCGGCGCGAGCAGCTTCCCAATCCAACCTACAACCTGGCTCACGCCGTCAGCCAAGAAGCCAAACACGAAGGCGACCGCCTGGCCAATCGGCGCGAGCGGTGCCAGTGCCGTGGAAAGATTACTGATCGCTGGCTGCAAGGCCGATTGGATGCCTTCGAACACGCCGCCGACATACGCAGCAATGGGGTCCCAGTATTTGCGGATCACCAGCGCCAGGCCTGCAACCGCAGCACCAATCCCGGCCACGATCCAGGTGATCGGGTTGGCCAAGAGCGCTACTGTGGTCGCACCAATCGCAGGTAGCATTGCCCAGAAGGCCAGCGCCGCCGACTTGATGGGCGCGATCAGCCCGAGGGCTCCGGTCTGAATCCGACCCCAGGCCAGCGACAAAATGCTGGCACTGGTTCCAGTGGCCGCCGCCTGCACTTGCAACAGCGCCAATCCCGCACGGGCTGATTGGAATGCGGTGTTGGCGGCCAGGATCGGCCCCTTCACGAAAGTCCAGGCGTAACCCAGTGCGATGGTGGCCACCTTCAAGCCCAGCACGGCACCGACGGTGCCCACCACCACTTGCGTGACGATAGGAAAGCGTTCGGCCAGGTTGGCCAGACTGTCGATGGGCCCCATCAGCGCGCCCACCAGGCTGTTCAAGGTCGGCAGCAGTGCATTGCCTACCGTGATGCCCAGCCGGCTCATCTGGTTCTTCAGGAGCTGCAGGTTGTTCGCGGTGGTGGCCGAGCGTGCTTCGTACTCCTTCTGCATCGAGCCCGCATAGGCGGTCTGATCGGCCACCAGGCCCACCGCCTTCTCGTAGGTCTCCATCGACCCCACCAGCTTGGCGATGTCGTCGGCGTACTCCATGCCGAACAGATCAGACAGGGTGCCCATCAGATCGGGGGCGTTCTTCACCTGCCGCAGGAAGGTCGTCAGCGCCCCTTGGGCATCGCGCTGGATCATCTTCTTCATGACCTCAGCAGACAGCCCGATGTCCTGCAAGCCTTGCTGGAACTTCTCGTTCTGCTTGTCGGCGGTCGCCAACTTCATCAAGAGCGCATTGATGCCGGTCGCGGCGACTTCGGGTGGTGTCTTAAGCGCCAGGAAGGTCGCCCCCAGGGCGTTCAACTGCGCGCCGGACAGGCCGAAGAGCTTCGCCGTCGAGCCCGCCCGGTTGGCGATGTTCAGGAGATCGGATGCCTTGGCGTCCATATTGTTGGACAGGTGGTTGATCGCGTCGCCGAGTTTGACCACCTCGTCCTGGGTCAATCCGAAGATCGAGCGCAGGCCCGTCATGGCCGCGCCGGCCTGCTGGCCCGACAGGTCAAAGGCCACGCCCATTTTGGCGGCGTCCTCGGCAAAGCGCAGCAACTCCTCGCGGGCGATGCCGGCCTGGCCGGCCGCCGCGACGATGGCGCCGATGCCGTCAGCAGCCATCGGAATGCGGGTCGACATCAAGAGCACATCTTTGGACATCTGCCCGAATTGATCCGGCGTGTCGAAATTGACCACCTTCTTGACGTCGGCCATCACCGACTCAAACTGGACAGCCGGTTGCACCAAACCGTAGAGCGCACCGCCCAGGGCCACCGCATCCATCATCTGGGCACGGTAGGCGCTGCGGTTCTCGAGATTACGGGCCTGTGCCTGTTGGGCGCGGGTCAGGGCTTCGGTGCGGGTACGCAGGGTTTCGAGCTGACTGCCGAGGCGCGCAGACTCACTGCCCATGGCGCGGGTGTTCACCCCAGCCCGGGTCAAAGAGGTGCTCAGTTCATCGACGGCCGAGCGCTGGCGACGGTAGGCCTCTTCAGCACGGGTGGCAGCGGCACGAGCACGTTCCAGTTCACGGGTCTGCTTGGCCGTGGCGCCGCCATCCTGGCCGGCAATGTTCGCTTCCAGCCCGGAAACCTTCTGCTGCGCCGCGCGCATGGCGAGCGCTGCATCCCGAGCTTGGGTGCGCAGGGTTTCCAGCTGACGGATACCGGACTGTTTGTTGCCCAGCTCGGCCATCGTGGAGCCCAGCTGGTTCAACTGCGCCTGGGCACCGCGAACCGCCGAGCCGAGCGAGGCCGCCAGCGTGGCACCGATGCTGATCTGAACAGGATGCGCTGTGGCCATGGGCAAACCTCAGGAAGACGGCGTGGCAGACAAGCGCCGCGCCAATGACAAGGCCTCGACCAACTCACTCACCTCCAGGGCGAGCAACTCGGATCGAGGCCAGTGGGTGTAGAGGGCGAGCTCCACCACGAGGGCGGACAGCTCACCCGGATTCACTGCAAAAAACCGCCCAGCACCTTCTGCAGTTGGGCGTAGTCCTTCATATCCAGCTGGTGAATCGCCGCCGGCGGCAACTCAGCCAGGTTGGCGATCAGCCGGATCTCGCGCTCGGCGTCCGTCCCGGCCGACTTCTGCGCCGCCAGGTGGTCGCCCACCGTGGGACGGCGCAGCGCGATGTCGGCAATCGGCACGCCGTCGTGCTCGATGGGAAAATTCAGTTTGATGCGTTCAGCCATGCTCATGGGGGGCTCCTTATCCTTCATTCATCACAAACCAATCGCCGCACGAATGGCTTCCATCTGATCGGTACCGCCCACCTTTCTGACCAGGTTGATGGCGTCGATCTCGATCAGCTCCTCGTCATCGATGGTGAGCTTGTAGTAGCTGGCGGCCACCGAGACCTTGAGGGTGCTTTTGTCGCCGGGCTTCCAGGTGCCGGCATCGAGCTCCTTCCAGCCACCGCGCAGATTGACGATGACGGGTTTGGCTTCCGACCCCTGTGCCTGAATGGCGCCCCGGATGGTGATCTGGGTGGCGGCGTTGTCCAGCAGGCCGAAGAGCTTGAAGACTTCCGGATCGTGGTCGGCGATGGTCAGCTCGGCTTCGAGCTTTTCCATACCGAGATCGATCTCGACTGGCAGATCCATCCCCCCCGCACGGTGCTCCTCGGTCTTCAAGGTGAGCTTGGGCAGTTGAATCTCGTCGATGCGCCCGGCGTAACCCCGGCCGTCGACGAAGAGGTTCATGTTCTTCAGAACACGCGGCAGTTCGATGGCCATTACAGAATCTCCTCGAGATAGTCATCGACCAGGTGCGAGCGGAAGATGATGTGCTCGGCCGGGTACGGCGGGGTGAAGTCGAAGTTGAAATAAATCTTGCCGTCGGCAATGGACTGCGGTGAGTTCAGATCCGGATCGGCCCAGCACTTGCCGCCGAGGATCGCGCCCTGCGCCTTCAACTGCCGCAGATAGGCGTTCACCCCCTCCGTGACTTCTCCCACGTAGGTCTTGGTGATGTTGCGATCCACCGCCCAGAGGTGGGCTCGGAGCAGCGACTCGTTGATCATGTCGGCGGTGCGCCGCACACTGAGGAAGGCCCACTTCGGGTCTGAAGAACAGGTGCGGTTGCCCCACAGGCGGTAGCCATCCTCCTGAATGATGGTGGCCACCTCGTTCTCGTTGAGCAGGTTGGCCCGAGCATTCGGATCGCCCAGCGCAAAATCCACCGGGCGGTGGCTGCCAAGGATGCCGTTGATGACATTGTTCGAGGGCGACCACCAGAACCCCCGGTCGTTGTCGATCTTGGCAATCAGGCCTGCGACGCGTGCTGAAACGGGCTCGGTCACCACCGTCCCGTTCTTCATCACCTTGACGTGCGGATCGACCACGTAGATGCGCGGCGAACCCCAGTCCTCGCGGTAGTCGATGGCGGCGGCGTCCGTGGTGTTGGGGCCGTCGGCGATGATCACCGCGCGCAGGCGCTCGGCAATGCCGAGCAGTTCGGCCACAACGGGGTTTGCCAACTGACGGGTGTCATCATCAGGGTCTATGGGGCGCTGATGCGTGAAACCCGGGGCGATCAAAATGCGCGGCGTGACCTTGGCGACCGACTGTGCCGCCAGCAGCGCCTGCAGGCCGAGGTACTGACCGGTCTCATCAACGCCACCGAGCACGTGGGTCTGTGTCTCGGCTTCGGTCGCCCCTTCTGCTACCCGGATCACGACCACCAGGGCACCGGCCTGATCGAAGATGCCGTCGATGGCCATGGGCAAGGTGCCGGTGGCACCCAGCTTGGCTGCCTCCAGGCGAGAGCCGGCAATGAGCACTGGCGTGTTCAAGGGAAATCGCTGTTCATCCGCATCCGGTGCGGTGCCGACAAGCCCGATCACGGAGGATCGGACGGTGCGAATGGGACGCGGGCCGTTGTCGATTTCAACGACCTCGACCCCGTGAAGAAAGTGATCTGCCATGGGTGGGCTCCAGAAACAAAAAATCCGCCAGCGGCGGATCGGGTGAATGGGGGATTGCAGTGCGACAGGCTCAAGCGATGGGTTTGCCCTCGTCCGGCTCAATGGCCTTTTCGCAGTGGTTCGGATCGAGTCGGTCGAGCAACCGACACAGCACACAGGCCCAGCGCTTGCCTTCGCGCGCGGCCTTGCCAGCACGGCTACTGAGCGTCTCATCCTCGTGTCCGCCGAAGGCCGCGTTGGCCAGCTGATCGTGGGCGACCGCCAGGGTCCAGGCTCGTCGGCTCCCAGCCAGGGCGGCAATCAGCATCCACAGGGAAGCGATCACAGCGGCGATCTGGCACAACAGCCAGATGGTCAGCAGCGCGAGGCGTTGTCGGATTGAAGTGGTCACGGCGCCCCCTCCGGCCAGCCTTGGCTGAGGTCGTAGTCGGCGATATCCTCGCCCGCCGTTTGCATCGCCTTGATCGCGTCCTTGTGCGCCCAGGCAGCGGCGTAATGCGCCGACACCCACTGCATCACCGCGAGACCAAACTGCACGGCCTCGACGCCGGTGAGCGTGTGGGTCACATCCTCGGCATCCCGAAATGACACAGTGTCGGTGCTGCCCGCCGCCACCAATGCCGTGCCCGCCGTGGCCACAGCATTGATGTTCACTCTGTCGCGCTCGTGGCGCAGTTGCACGGTACCGGTCGTGCCATCGGCAAAGGTGTGCGGCTTGCCTCGAGCGATCCGGGCATCGCGCTCGGCATCGATGGCAGCGAGCCGCTCGCGCAGCTGGTCGGCCTGCTGGAGCGTTTCGCGGGCAGACTGCGCGGCCTTCTCCTCGCTACTTGGCACCAGCGTCCAGCCGCTGCCATGCTCTCCATCCCACTTGGCGGCCTTGCCGCGTGGAATCTTGGGCGGTGCGGTAAAGGTCCAACCCGCCGGTGCCGGCTGACCCGGCGCGATCTCGGCGGTCTCGCCCAAAAAACCCTGGTCGATCTGGTAAATCGTTCGCATCGTTTGTCTCCTTACTGGGCGCGCACGTAGTAGCGGTAGCCGCCCCGGCTGCTGCCGTCGGTGCTGAAGAGCCAGCCGGTCTGGTTGCCGTAGGCGCCGACCGCACCGAACTCGCCGGTACTGGTCGGCAGCCGAAACTCGGTGGCGAGGTTGTAGCTGTAGAGACTCGCGCCACTGGCCACATTGACGTAGTAACTGCTCGACTGCTGGGTGAAGTGCAGCCAGCGGCCGCCCGAGAGCGGCAGCAGCCAGTAGCCGTAGATCGAAGCACCATAGTTCGAGAAGTAGTTGTTGGCGTAAAGGCGCCCACTTACCAGATCGAACAGCGCAAAGTCGAAGTAGTAGCTGTTGTTGCTCGACTCAGCGATCAGCCAGACGAAGCGGTCTCCGGTGTAATTGAAGCGCCGCAGCACGATGCTGGCGCTCCAGCGCGACGGTCGGCTGTTGCGCTTGAAGCTCACGAAGTCCCGGGTCTGCACCAAGGTCAGGGTGTTGAGCCCGGAATAGAAGCCGAAGCAGCCCGTACTCGGATGCACCCACATCCGGGCGAGCGTGCCCGTGGCCCCGAGGATCTGGCTGGCGGTGGCCACCTGTTCCCAACTGTTGAAGTCCACCGTGCGGAACACGGCATTGGCACTGGCGGCGTAGTAAAAGCCCGCCACGAAGTGAATGCTGCCGGCGATCAGGGTGTGACCGCTGGGCTGATTGACCCAGCTCAGGGTGCCGTCCTCAGCGATCAGCAGCAGCTGATTGCCGTAGTGGAGGATGCCGATGCCGTTCTCCACATAGGAGGGCTGGCCGGTGTCCTGGCGATTGAAGCTGCCGTTCGAGCGCAGCAGCAGCGCGTGATCGCCCCAGTTGCTGGTGCCCTCCCACGCCTTGCTCCAGGTCGCGCCGGCATCCGTGGTGCGATAGAGCGCATTCCAACTGCTGCCGTTGTCCACCAGCAGATAGAGGCTGCTGCCGACCCGCAGGGCGCCTCGAGCTTGGGTGATGCGCGTATCGAGGGTGACGGTGAGATTGACCTCACGGGTGATCGCCGTCGCGCCGTCTTGCACATACTTGAACAGGATCTGGGCCGCCGCAGACTTCTTGTCGATGAAGCCCACCCCTTGGGGCAGGCCCACCACGATGCTGGCCCAGGTCACCTCGAACTGATCACCGCCACCGTTGACGAAACCTGTCCAGGCCCCAAAGGTCGCGGCCGTGGTGAACTGGCAGCGCACCACGGCCGGGCTGGGAGTAGAGTCGTAATTGACCCAGCCCACAGTACGGCCTGAATCCGAGATCGCCGGCCAGTAGGGACCGCCGTAGCCCAGCGCGCCGATCTGGGCATTGGCCCAGTTCTGGCCCCCGTTGTTGGAATACTGAATACCGTTCGAGCCGGAACGCACGATCACCGCCCGTTCGCCGTTGACGGCCGTTGCACGGTTGCTGCCATAGCCGGGCGATTCGCCGGAGAGCACCGTATTGCCAATCGACGGCGTTGGCAGATTGTTGGGCGCCTGCCCCAGCACCTCGGCAAGTTCCGGGTAGTCCGCGATCAGGACCGTGCCGCCCTCGGCGGGCAGGTAGCGGCTGGTGTCCATATTGGGATGGATCAGCGCGATGCTGCCAATGGGGATCTCGCCGGGAAAGCGCCAGGCGCCATCCCCGCGCAGGAAGCGCCGGTCTTCGCCCGCCTGCGGGGCCGGCACCATCCCGAGCGAGCCCATCGCAGACGGTGTTGCGCCACCGAAAGCCGCGTAGCGCTGCACCTCCTGACTGAGCTCGCTGAACTTGAGATCGCCTTGCTGGCTGACCCGATCCACTTGGGCATCACCGGTGGCGATGACCTCGGCGGATTTGAGATTGGCGGTGGCGACGAGCTCAGCCTTTTGCAGCTGGCCGGTGTCGATCACATCGAACACCGTAGCTTGGCCGCCGACCGCCTCGACGGCCTTGGCCAGCATCACGATGTCCTCGGGCGTGGCAGTGGGCGCCAGGGTGTCGATGCGGGTCTGAATTGCATCGATCTGGGCCTGAAGTTGCGTTGAAATGGGCATGGAGAGTCCTCTCAAAGATCGAGATTGAGGAGTTGGTTCAACTGCAGGCGCCGGATTCGGCGCAGCACGTCGGTGCTGACTTCATCGAGCGCATCGGCCACGGCCGTGGTGGTGGCCGTCAGTGCCGCATTGACCTCGCTTCGCGTCTGCGCCATAGCCGTCTGCACCTCGCTGCGTTGCTCACCGAAGCCGGCATCAACCGTCACCAAGGCCTCGCGCAAGCGCAGCACATCGTCCGAGAGCAAGTGATCGGGGTGTGGCAGCGGCAGATTCAGTACCGGAGTACGCTCAAGATCCATCGCTCACCTCCATCAGGTCACGATCACACGCAGGCGGCGCACAAAGGGCCGGTGCTGCGCAGTTCCTGCCAGCGCCAGCTTCACGCGGGTGGTCCGATCTGCACCCACGCCGACAAGACTGGTGGCCTTGTAGGTGCGCTCGACCCAGCCGTTGCCCACTTCCACGCCCTTGTCCAGCGCCAGATCCGTAAAACTGCCTGGCGTGCCCGATTCAGCCTGGACCGTAACGCTGGACGTGCCGGGGGTGAGCGCATCGAAGGTGACCGCCACGTTGAAGGTGGCGGCAGCGGGAACGGCGCGTGACAGGTAGTCCCCTGCGGCTTCGAGCGTGCCGAACACCAGCTGGGTGCCCGGGTAGAGGATCGGACTGGCCGTCTCCGAACCCGTGAGCTTGACCGACACCGCCAGGTTGCCGGAGAGCTTCTCGCTCAAGGCCAGCCCCTGGTCTTCCGACAAGGTGTAAGTGCGCCCTTGCGCATCGGTCGCCAGGAACTGCACGTCGGTACCTGCCGCAGGGCGTTCAACGCCGGCAAGTGCCATCACGTCCGACAGATTGGTCACCGTGTACTGACCCAGCGAGACCGTCTTGCTCGTTTGCGAAAACCGGCAGCCCAGCAGCCGAAACGTCAGGTCCTGCGTCTGGTGCGGCGTCCAGGTGATACCGTTGGAGGACGAGAGCAGCACCCCGATCTGGTAGGGCTGCGCCGTGACCCAGCCGGTGCGCGGGTCGTACTTGCCGAGCTCAGCCACCGACACAGCGTGGTTGGCATCGTCGGTGAGCACCACGATGGCGTACTCGCGGTTGGCGTCGAGTGCCACCGGATCTAGGGTTATCCGGGTCGGGTTGCCATCGGTCTTGATGTCCGAGGCATTGAGCCGGCCTTCGGTCAGCACCGTGGTGGTCGGGAGGCCAACTTGGGTTTCACGGATCTGCACGATGACGGGTGCCGATCCCCCCTTGGTGGTGAACCACAGCTCCAAGCCACCGATGACGCGGCGCTCGGGCAGCGTGAAGGTCTGCGCCAGCGGGTCCCAGCGGCGTACCACGGTGGTCAGGATTCGGCGACGGGTCTCCGTCACGATCTGACCTCGCCCGACGTAGGTGGCGGAGCCATAACTGCCACCCGCCCCGAGGAACTCCACCAGCTTGGCGCCAGCCGGGATGGCCTGCGGGATCTGGAAGCTGCCCGTGAGCAGACCGGCGGCATTGGCTGCCGTACCGGCTGGCTGGCTGATCCCGATGCCATCGAAACGCAGTTGTGCCAACGCTTCGCTGGGACCGAACCCTTCCACCCGATAGGCGACGTTGAGGCTGCGCAGGAATTGCGCTTCCTCACTCGAGGAGGCCAGCACCTGCTCCGAACGACGCGTCTCCACCACCTGTTCAAGCACACCGCTGCCGGTGATCAGACGCTCCGTCACGTCCGAGGCCCAGGTGGTGTTGGTCACCGTGAACTGGTCGACGCCCGGGTTCAAGGTGACCCGGGCCGGCACCGGTTCAAAGGCCTGGTAGGGGTTGATCTTCATCGCACCCGTGCGAGCCAACTGCTCGATCACCGGGGTCAGGGTGTAGTCGAGCGTGATGAGGGCGTTGCCGTTGTCCTTGGCGTGCTGCGCCGAAGCCGTGATCGGCAGCGTCAGGACACCCGCCACCACCGCGCCGGTCTGCGCAACACCCTGATCGCGCAGATCGTCATCCAGAAAATTGTCGACGAACAGTCCTTTTTTGGCGGCTGGCTCACGGATATTGGCATCCATGCGCAGTCGTTCGAGGGCCATCAGATCGTAGAGATCGGCAATCTGGCGCTGCATCGCGGTCAGTTCCGAGACCTTGATGGTGCGAATCGCCACGTTACGCACAACCGGCTCCGAACCACTGCGCCAGTCGTAGGCGATCTCGGCCAGGGCCAGGCGCGAGGCGGGCACCGTGGGCGCGACGGGGTTCCTCACCTGGCTGATGCCCTTGATGCGTTCGACCTGACCATCGGCAGTCAAGGCCAGGACATCGACGCGTGGCAGCTTCCACTGGTAGTCGGTGTACATCGTGGAACCCTGCACCACGCCCGTGACCTTGAAGCCGGTGTCGGTCAGGTGGGTTGGGGTGATGCTGGCGATGTACTGGTAGGTGACCTGGTAGCTCGATCCGGGTGCCGGCTCGGCACCCCCCGGGCTCCAGTCGATCTCATCGCCCACCACCTTGTAGTCGGTGCCTTGCGCATAGGTGGTCGTGCCTTGTTTGATGGTGAGCACGGCCACCACCGTGGGCTCGGTCAGCACATCTCGGCTGCCAGTGAAGGCGCCATGGACCACCGTCTCGGTCTTCTGCTGGGTGACCTTGATGTCAATCACCTGGGCGAGCGGCGGACGGTTGATCGTGACGATCATCGAACCATCGCCCGAGTCATTGAAGACCTGTGGCTCGGAGGACACGCGCTGCAGATCCGGATCGATGGGTAACCGCAGGCGTTGCGATTGGCTGCGCTCGACTTTGAAACCGTCGATGTTGGCGCGGCCCTCGGCGACCGAGAAGATGTGCTCTTGGGCATCGGTATCGATACTGAGGAATCGGACGCCCAGCCCTTCGGTCACGTAGTGGCCGTTGGCGTCATAGTCGTAGCGCGCCAGACTCGCAATCACGCCATCGAGCACGGGCGGCTGGCGGCGGTTCTCCAGGATGCCGTTGTCCAGGGCGTAGACAGCGTGGAAGTCACCGGGCTGACCGTCACTGGTGCCTGCACCTTCCCAGCCCCAGGCGAGGGTCTCCTGCAATCGCCCGGCTCCGGGCTCCTGGTAGTTGCGCACGCCGACGGCCGGCTCGCGCAGGTTGGGGTCTTCGAGTTCGGTGACGGTGCGGGTGGTGAAGCGCACGCCGACGGCCACACGCCCATCCGTGGGAATGGTGAATGTGGCGGCAGGCACTTCGCGCACGGCGCCACGCAAATAGACGCGACCAGCTTCCAGGGTCACCAGGCCCGTTTCCGCATCGATCTGCAGATTGGCGCCGCTGACGATGTCGCCGTCCTTCAATAAGGCATCGGCCACGCCCTGCAGGCGCTGGATCAGGGTGGTCTGGATCTCGTTGAGTTCTCGGGACTGCAGGCCATCGCCGGCACGAAACAGCAGCTGGGTGTAGTGCTTGGCCGGGTCAAAAAGGTTGTAGTAACGCTCGATCATGGAAGGCCTCGCGGATTAGAAAGTGACGACGAACTCGAAGGTCTCGCGCGTCGAGGGCTGGCGCACGATGGGCACCGAGTTCTGCAGCACGAGGAGGATTCCGGGGTCCGTGATCTGGGCCGGAATGAAGAACTTCTGTCCGATGGGCAATTCGGGATCGGTCTGGGTGCCGACGAAGAGACCCTGCTCGCGCACCACGCTGGTGGCGGCGTCCTCGAAGTCAAAGCGCACCCGGATGAACAAGTGATTGGTGGGCTCGGTCACCAGCCGGTAGCGACCGGTCGGCACCACGATCTCGCCCTCTGGGTCAGCGGCGACGAAATGCACCTCATCGACCACCCGGCGGCCGACCTCGCGCAACAGCGCCTTCTGGCCAATCGGCTCGGGCGGGTGCTCGATCTTGAAGTGGACGGTGACGTCGCCGCCCTCGGCAATCGCGCTGCCGGGCAGGCGCCGGATCACACCATCGCGGGCATGGGCGCTGTAGTCCACATCCAGCAGGTACTCAGTCTGGTCATCGAGCGAGGTGACGCGGATATCGGCCAGGTGTGTAAAGCCCAGCTCGATCACACCCGCCTCGTCAAAAGGTGTGCTGATCGCCTTAGTGGTGTCCCACAGCGGGTCGCCTTCGCCCAAGGCGAGGTGCAGGGTTTGTTGTTTGATCGCGGCGGCAAGGGCCGCGCGACCGCTGGCAGTCAGGATGGCCATCGGGTGCTCCAGAAATGAATGGGTTCAGAAGAATCAGGACTGCGTGCTGTGGCGGCTTCCGATCAGCTCGCGGGTGTCGATCCAGGTTGAAATCGGCCAGCGCACGCCAGTCCAGGTCTGGCCTTGCCAGGCGGCGCGTGTACTGAGTACGGGCACGCGTGCGGGAGAAACTTGTGAAGCGGTGCTGCCATCTGCGCTGCGGGTCAGCAGGCGCAACAGGCTCGGGCGGGCATCGTCAAAGACATAAGGCGTAGCTTGCGTGAAGCCAGAGATGCAAATTTGCATCTCTGTGAGCGCGCGCCATTCGATCTCAGCGGCCTCGCCCAAGATGAGGTCACCCAGTCGGGCAACAGGCCGGATGCGATAGAGGGCCCGACGTGGGGTACGGCTGTTCACATCGCCCAGCGTCACCTCGCAGAGCACCACTTGCGCCCGTTGGTACAGACGTGGATGCAAACTCGCAGGGTCGGGAAGCGGATCGTGGATCAGGCCATAGGTGCGCGTGAGGGCCAGCACATCCCAAGCACCGCGTGGATCACCCAGATGCAGCACACCCAGCAAGGCATCGGCGCGCGCGCTCACCCGCGCGGCGGTGGTCGGGATACGCCCAGGGATGACGGTGGCAACCGGGACCGCCAGCGCCGTCGGATGCTGGGCATAAAAGCGCTCCAACAGCTCGACGGGTGTCAGCCGATGTGGCGTGGCAGACAAGCGGTCACCGCTGCCCAGTGCTATCGGTGCGCCCGTCTCCTGCCAGACAAACCTCGGCAGGTTGGCGTTGATGTCGCCCAGGGGCGTGCTGTCGGACAGCACCACCATCGCTCGGCAAAACCTGCGCTCAGGCACCACCCCAACCGGATCAGGCACGCCCAGCGCATTGGCCAGCGTGAACAGATGCGAGTGTAGGATCTCCTCATTGGGCGTGTGCCCAGCATCGCCCAGGGCCGAGAAGTCGAGCAAATACCGGTCGATCAACCTCGCCACGGCAAAGCGCACGGCCTCACGGTTCGGCGCGATCTGTTGTCCGGATGCCAGCGCGTGCTGTGCGAAACCTCGCCCAAACGACAGCTTGGTCTGCCCATCCTTCCAAAACACGCCACTGTGATCCGACAGAAGCACCTCGCCCAGCCGACTCTCATCCAACACGACGCGACGCAGGTCATGGCCGTGATAGAGGCGTGACAGGCGAGACCGGACCGGTGCCGACAGGCGAGCAATGGCGATCAGGTTGGAAATCGCCCTGTCGCTGTCGAGCACTTGTCCCGGATCGAGTTGAAACTCGGCGAAGTGAACACCGGGCGGTTCCTGCTCGACCGTGGCACGCATCCCGATCCAGGACAAGGCGGTCGCCAGTGCGGCCGGTGTGCCACGCAGTCGCTGCCAGAGGATGCCCTCGGCAATCGCCTGCCTCGGCTCGGGCAGGTAAGGGAGCAACTCGCCGAGGCCATACTCCCAGATCAGCCAGGGCAGCAGCGGGTCCGACGGATCGGTCTTGAACTGGCGGATGGCATCTGCCGACAGTGCCAGCCTGGACAGCGGATCGGTCGCCAGGGATAGTGCCTGCTCCAGCGGCGTGGCATTGGCGGGCAGCAGATGGTCAGCAGTCATGTGCCCTCCAACGCAGGGGGAGAAATGGGAAGGCGCGAAGCGCTATCGATCCCGCCCCGCAAATTCCAGATTCAGATGGATCAGCCGCACCGCCTGGTTGGCGTTGGCGCGAATGTCGGTGCTCGGCGCGAGCAATTCGACCTTGTGCACGCCGGGACGCTGCAGCTCGCCGATCACCCAGGAGGGCGTTAGATCCCAGCCCAGACCCGACTGCGCAGCCAACGCTTCCTTGAATCGTGCCTCGATGGCGTCGAAGGCGGCCATCGGTGTGTCGGGATAGAGCCAGATCCGGGCGACCACCGTGACGGGAATGAGTTCGGCAGGCACCACCTCGACGGTGTCGGTGAGCACCCGGATGTCGTCGCGCAGCACCACGGCGCGCACGGCATCGAGCACCGCATCCGGAACGGTGTCTGCTTCACCCTTGGCGAGCACGCTGATGCGCACACGCCCGGGTTCCGGGCTATCGACCTCGACATCGGCCACCTCGGGGGATGCCGAGAGCGCCCAGTAGCGGTAGTGCGCGGCCCCGCCGGCGTTGGCAAAGCCGATGATCCGTTGACGGGTGCGCACGCGTAGACCCTCGTCGGACTCATCCATCAAGCGCGTCACACCGTAGAAAGCCGCCAGGTGGTCGAGGTCGCTGCTGGTGGCGAAGGCCAAGAGGGAGGCTTTGGCAGCGGCGTTGATACGGTTTCTGAGGAGCACTTCCCGGTAAGCTGCGACCTCCATGAGCTTGACGGCCGGGTCCGAGGCCAAGAGGGCCGAGTAGTCCGGGTAGCGGGATTGAAACTCGGTCTGCAGTTCCGTGAAGATCGTCTCGAAGGACAGAGGCTCGATCACTGCCGGGGTTGGCAAACTCTCCAGATCGCTGAGCGTGGTCATTCACACCTCCACTGCGGTGAGCACGGTGGCCTTGCCATCGGGCAGATAGATGCCTTCCAGATCGAGCACGACTTGCCCGACTTCTGCCCTGGCGATGCGAACGCGGGTGAGCTTGAATCTCGGTTCCCAGCGCGCCAGCGCCTCGGCAGTTGCTGAATACAGATCCATGGCGAGCCTCGAGGTCATGGGGTTGTCGACCAAGGCGGGCAGGCGAGAGCCATAGTCACGGCGCATCACACGGGTGCCGATGCGGGTGGTCAGGATGTCGCGGATGCTTTGACGCAGATGGTCGATGCCCGAGAGGGCTTGGCCGGTGTGGGCGTTGATTCCATTCATCGCAAAGCCCCATCTCATCCAGATAAATGCGCAAATTTGCGCAATTGCGTCACTCTCAATGCGAGTGGTGATTCGAATTGCCGCCTGCATCCAGGATGGAGCCAGAGGCCGAGACGTTGCCGTTGACCTGAATATCCCCTTCGATACTCGCGCCCGCACCGCCTCCACCTTTGCCGACCAATCCCTTGAGATAGGTGAATAGCTTTTTAACCAGCACGGTGCCGGTGAAGGTGCTCTCAGGGGCATCGACCAGAAACTTGGGCGTGGCGAGCGTCGTGCCGTCATCGCGCAGTTCCAAGATAGTGGAACCGATCTCCATGACGATCTTGCCGCCCGCTGGCACGGCCAAGCGCCAGTGGTGCAGTGCCCGGTCGTACTCCATCAGCGCTCCGTCCAAGAACCGCGTGCGCGAGATATCTGCTGAATCGGCCGGAGCAGGATGGTCAGCCCGGTAGATCGAGCCGACCACCACCGCCTGGTTGAGATCGCCACCAGGGGCAACGAGCAGCACCTGCTCCCCTGGCTCCGGCGGATGCCAGGTCCGATCCTGACCAGCACGCACCGTCGCAAAGGGCATCCAACCCGTGGTGATGGGACCGGCCTGCACCCGCACGCGGGCACGGGCGGTGTCGAGCGCCACCACCTGGCCCATCAGGGCCACATTGCTGATGCGCCGCTCGGCCTCGGTCATGTCCTGGTGCAGGTTGCGCTCGCTCATGAACTCGGCTCCCGGTAGTGGGTGCCGACCGGCTGATAGCTGTGCTCATGGCTCACGCCAATCTCCGGCACCCAACTCACCAGCACTTGCAGGGGCAGCACCCCGTCATCGATCACGGGCTTGGTCCAGTAGCTGACCTCGAACGACAGGCGAACGGCCAGCACCGGCGTATCGCCTTCTCCACCCTGGTCCACCTCGGTGCGGGTGAGGCGCGTACCTTCCACCAGCAGGCCCAGGGTCTCGTCGACATCGAGGATGGCTTCCACCGCTTGCGCCAGGACATCGGCCTCTTCGGCGGCGGCGTCGCCACTGGCGATGATCTCGACCGACAGCTCCAGCTTGCGATAACGCAGGCCCGGATCGGCATTGGGCTGATCCTCAATGCGTTCGTCCCGCGTGTAGATCAGGACGGCCGGCAACTTGCCGGCAAACAGCGGGGTGCTGCGATGGATGCTGATGCGCGCGGCGGTGATGCGCGGGTCAATGGCCGGCAACTGCGCGACGAGCCGTTCCTTGACCACCTCACGAATCAGGGTGCGTGGATGCTTCATGGCCGCCCCCTTTGTGCAGCATCAATTTGAGGAAGCCGTGCCCATCGGGTCGCACCTCGACGATCAGGTAGAGCGCACCTTGGACCGTCACCGCATCGCCCTCAGTGGGCGTGGCGGGCAGATCTGACTGCCGCACCTCCAGCACGGGCTGCACGCTGGACACCGACACGCCCGTGCTGGCATCCACCTCCTGGTGCATCGCGGTAAACACGCCCCGGCCCGCCAAGGCCTGGGGTTGTCCTTCGATGTGAAACACCACCGGCTCACCAAAGGTGGTGAGCACGATGGCGGACATAGCTTGGGTCAAGTCACCGAATACGGTCATCGCCTCCCCCTCCCGCTTACCAGCCATTGCTCGAATGCAGCCGCACCGTCAGGGCCGGTCGCTTCACAATCGGCAGCGGGTTGGACTGGGTGTAGATGTCGACGCCCGTGCCATTCGGACGAGCCAACTGATGGGCGTAGAGCTCCTGGCCATAGGTGCCGACGGCTTCCATCAGGTTCGCCGGGGCGAAGTAGGTGCGGAAGGTATCCAGCGTGCCCAGCGGGAACGCCACACCTTCGCGCGGCGGAATCAGGCGCACGGATGTACCGTTGGCCAGCGTCACCGTACCGAAATACTCCTCGAACAGGATGGAGCCGAAACGAAAGCCCCGGCGCACATCGTCGCGCAACGGATTGGTACCGGCCGTGCCCTGGTAGAAGGTGTAGGCCTCCTTGACGGTCTTGTGCTTGACCAGGGCATCGAAGAACTCGGGGCTGACCAGGGCGTGAATGGTGGTCATCATCTCGCCCTTCAAGTTCTCCTCGATGTGGCGGGCGACCTGGGTGCAGTGGATGACCATGTCTTCGGTGCCACCGAACACAAAATCCACCTCGGGTTTCTGGATGTCGAACTCGTCGTGCCAGTCGTAGAGGGTGTTGCCGCCCCCGTCCTTGGTAATGCCCAGCAGCGCATTGACGCGCATGTACTCGAGCGTCTGCGCGTGTTTCGCACGCATCCGGGCGAGCTTGCGGGTCATTACGGTCACCAGCGGGTCTTCACCGGCCGCCAGACCCAGGCCACGGATGCCCTGGATTTCCTCGGGCAGCACCACGTCGTTGTGCGGGATGTGCGGCACGGCAAAGGAGCGTACCGAGCGCTTGTCGGTGGTGCCCACCGTCGCAGGCGCCCCGGGCGCAACAGCCGGCAACAGACGCAGCTCACCCTCGATGGACTCGATGGTGACGTTGCGCTGCGAGATGGGCTCAGGAGCGAACAGCCCCAGCTGGCCGACCCGGCCATAGGGGTTGGGCAGCATCTGGATGGCGGCCGACATCTCGGCCAGCGTGAAGCCGCCGGCGTCGAACGGATTGACGATCACGGTCATATCAAGACTCCTGGGAAGTGAGATCAAGCGACCGGACGCACGACGATGCCGTGGGCAGCCAGTTGCTGGTGTTTGAGGGATTGGGCAGCGGCGTCGGTGACCGAGGCATCGAAGGCCAGCGCACGGTCGGCAACGATGACTTGGCCGCGTGCGAGTACGACGGCTTGGATGTCGGTGTCAGAAGCAGGCACAGCGTGCAGCAGCACGGCGCAGGCAATCTCGGCACCCTCGATGCCCGTGGTCGATGCCGCTGGTGAAAACGCATACACGCCCGTGGCGGTAATGCGGCCGAGTACGGCGCCCAGGGGATAGGCGGTTCCGGCTTTCAGAGTAACGGTCTCGCGGGTGTAGTCCGGGTCGGACTCGCGCTTGATCAGGTCACCCAGCGTCGACGGGGCAATCAAAGGTGTGCTCACGGGTTGGCTCATTTCTGACCTCCATAGGCTTGAGCCGCTTTGACCAAGGGGCTGTCTGCGACGGATTGGGGTTTGGTGTGGGGTGGCTGCGGGGCCTCAGCGACGATGTCTTGCGCGACATCGCGCTCGGCCGCCTGCTTCAGCACCGACTGGCGCAGCGCATCCGGGGTGACGCCACGGGCCAGGGCCTGGGCCGGATCGACCGTCACGCCGAGGCGTTTGGCCTGGGCGGCGATCTCAGTGAGCTCTGCGAGCTGGCGGCGTAGACGCTGCTCAACTTGGGCGGTGATGGCCGCTTCGTCGAGCGGCGGCGGGGTTTGCGGTGACTGCGCCGGGGTCGGGGCGGTGTTCTCTTGGGCGTCGTCCATCGGCGTGACGGGGTTGTGATCATTCATGGAGATCTCCTTCGGGGATGGTTGGGATCGAGGGGGTGTGCGCGCCGCTGAAAGAACGGCGGCTTTGTTGCGCAGGCTGCGGCTGGCACTCATGGCCAGCTGGCGTTGCAGAGCCGTGATTGCTTCGGCGCGGGTGCCGATCTGATCGGCCAGGCCCTTCTGGATGGCAGCCTCACCGCGATAGACGCGGGCCTCGGTGTCACGGATGGCCTCGGGTGGCAGGCGGCGGAATCCGGCAACCAAGCTGATGAACTGCGTGTGCAGCTGCTCGATGTCGGCCTGGATGTCGGCAGCGACCGGTGCTGGCAGCGGCGCGTGCGGATGGCCATCGACCTTGTGGGCACCAGCATGCAGGAAGGTGTAGGTCATCCCGGCTTTGGCATCGGCCACTGACTCATCGACGTGCACCGCCACCACCCCGATGGAACCCACCTCGGCGGTGCGGGTGAGCCAGAGGCGGTCAGCGGCACAGGCAATGGCATAGGCTGCCGACAACGCCGCTTCATCGGCCATGGCCCAGAGGGGTTTGGCGGAGGCCTGTGCCAGTTGCCGCAATCGCTGCGCCAGATCGAACACGCCACCCGCCTCGCCACCGCTGGAGTCGACCTCCAGCAGCACAGCCTTCACCGTCGGGTCGGCAAAAGCCGCTTCGGCCATGGCCTCGATGTCGTGGTAGCTGGTGAGGCCACTGGCGGCACCAATATAGGAAGAGCGACGCACCAGGGTGCCCAGGACCGGGAGTATGGCGATGCCTTCCACAATCTGGAGGCCACCGTTTATGCCCGCATCGGCCGTGGCTGGCGGTGGCGTGTCAAAGGTGTCGCCCGCGAGCTTTCTGGCCACCACCCCGAGGATCACTTCGAGCTTGGGGCGCGCAATGAGCAGTGGCGTCCCGTACAGGCGGGACGCCAGGTAAGGCAAATCGGTCATGGAAAGTCCTCAGTTCGAGGGGGCTGGCGGTGGCGTCTGCAAAGGAGTCGCTGCAGGCTCACGCCCAAAAGAGAGCCCCAGGCTGTCCTCCCGTCGGTGGTCCCCGGCGATCTCGGCGTCAACCATCGCCGCGTCAAACCCGCGTTCGGCAATCGCCTGGGTGCGTGACTTGAGCCCAGCCTCGATGGCGTTGATCTCGGCGCGGATGTCCTTCAGGGGATCGACCCAGTCCCAGCGGGGCGGCAGCCAGCTGCAGTCCAGGTAGTCAGCTCGGCGTTGTTCGTAGTCCGGGAGATCCAGGGCACCCGAGAGCACCGCTGTGTCTATCCAGCACCCCCACACAGCCCGGCACAGCTGAAACACCAGCACCGAATGCTGGAAGGCTTCGATGCGTCGGCGGAACTCCAGCAGCGCTGCCCGGGTGTTGGAGTAGTTGGCCTTCAACATATCAGCCGACAGATTCGCGTAGGGCAAGCCCAAGGCAGCGGCGACCTGCAAGAGCGTGCGGTACTGGAAGCTCTCGTAGTTGCCACCGACATCGGCTGGCGTCGAGAAGGTGATGTCCTCGCCGTCGTCCAGGATCTGGAGTTGGCCGGGCTCGAGTGGCAGCAGCGGCTCGCCCCGGTCATCGGTTTCGCCACCGTTGTCGAAGTCGCGCTCGGGCCGGCGCACGAAGCCGACGAACATCGCCGCGACCTTCTTGCGGTCGAGCTCGGCGTCGTCGTACTGGTCGAGCAGAAACAGCTTCACCAATGCTGGCGAGAAGCGCGAGACGCCGCGCAACTGCCCGGCGTCGACCGGATCAACGATGTGCAGCACCGACTCGGCAGGCACGCGCACGGTTTCCCCGGCCAGCCCCGGATCGGTGATATCGCCCGGATGGCGGCGCAGAAAGTGGTAAGCGACACGCCGACCGATGCGGTCGAACTCGATGCCCTGCCGGATGCGGTGGCCGTTGTCGAGTGCCTGGTTGTGATTCAAGGGCAGCATCTCGGCCGGCAGCATCTGCAACTGAAGCGGTACGGACAAACCATCCTCGGGCCTGCGTGGTCGGATGCGGAAGAACACTTCGCCGGCGATGAAGAGTTCACGCGCGGCGCGGCGCTGCTGACCATAAAAGTCGGTCAGCCCTTCGGCATCCGACTCGTCGGTCCAGCGCAGCCACAGGCGCTGCACCCGATCCTTGAGCACCGCATCGGCAATGCCCGAGGACGGTTTGATGCCAGTGCCTACCGCATTGCCGGCCCAGGACTCAACCGCATTGGCGGCGTAGCCGTTGTTGCGGATCAGATACCGGGCACGCGCGGTCATGTCGGCGCCGGCGGCCTGGATCAGGGTGTTGACGTGGGCACGGCTGGCGGCAAAGGTCTTGAGGCGTCGCGCAGACAGTCCGCCCTCGAAGCCGCCGATCATCGCGCCGACCTTGCGGCGCAGGTTCTGGAGTGCCTTCATCACAATCCCTTCCCTGCGTAAGTGCGGATGCGCCGGGCGCGCGGGCGGCCTTCCTGCTGGGCAATCTCACGGTCAAGGTCATGCAAGGCCGACTGCAGTTCGGCATCGGACTTGTAGGTCACCCACTTGTCGCCAGCCTTCACGGTGAGCACACCATTGAAGCGGGCGGCCTGCAGGGCTTCGCGCTGGGCCTTGAGTTGGTCGAGGGTCATGGACAGCACTCCCGGCCAGCGGGAGGCTGGCGGTATCAGAGGTAGTTGGAGGAAATGGCCATGCGCCGACGACGCGGACTGGCGGTCATCGGCGCAGTCACGGGTGTGGCGTTGCTGGCAGGTTTGCGATTGACGGGCACCGGCGGTAACGCCTCGACCCGCTTGTTCAGGTTCAGCCCCATCGACAGCAGGCCATGCAGCGCGGCGTAGGCGTACACACGACAGTCCAGCGCTTCATTGCGTCGGCCATCCGGTTTCCACCAGAAGCGTTGCGGGAAGCCCTTCACATAGCGGGTGCGAATCCGCTCGGCAGTCAGCTGCTCGAAATACTGCGCATCCCGATCCAGCGGGAAATGCATCGTCCCGGCCCCGGCATCTGACTTCTTCAGCCGGGCATAGATCGCCTCCTTGGCCGCATCCACACCGACGGTGAACAGATTGACCTTGCCCTTGTTGGCCTTGCTAGGGCGCTTGGGCCAGATGGGGCGTTTGCCGGAGCCTCCCTTGATCGCCCAGATGCGTTTCCTCTCCCGGCCCTTGCAGAAGGCATAGGCGGCGAGCGTGTGGTGGCCACCGGTGTCGAGACACGCGGCTTCGATGGTCAGGCCGTTGGCCAGGGTCTCGTGCTCGAAGCGGTTACCGAGGTAGGCATCGAGCTGCGCCCAGGTGTCCGGCGCGGACGGATCACCCCACAGCACCTTGTAGTCGATGGACCAGGACTCCTCGTCCCGGCCCCAACCGACCACTTCCAGTTCCAGCCGGTCGTCCTGGACGTCGATGCCGCAGGTCAGCAGTGCCACCTCCGCAGGGATGGCTGGCCCGTAGGCTTCTCGACGTTCCATCAGGCCTTCGGCATCCAAGGTCTCCCCCTCCCGGTCTTCCCAGGTCTCAGCCAGTTTGGTGTTCACCCAGACCTTGAGCCGCACCGGATCGTCCTTGGCAGCGTGGTGCTCCTGGGCGATCTCACCCCACGTCAGCCACGGGCTGTAGAGGCTCGACAGATGAAACCCCACCGTCTTGCCATCGCCTTCTGCTTTTGCCGTCCAGCGGCCATTGGCCAGCAGTGCCGGTTTGCGGTACTCGGGGTGAATCCCTTCGCACTGCGGGCAGTGCCAGGCAGCTTCGGCCATCTTGTCCTTGGGCCAACGGATGTCACGCCATTGGATCTGGCTGTGCGCCCCGCAGTGATCGCAAGGCACTTCGAACACCCGCTGATCTGACTCCAGATAGGCCGCCTCGATGCGCGAGAAGCCTTTGAGCGTCGGGGTCGAGCAGAGATAGACCTTGCGATTGACGAAGGTGGCGGCGCGCTGCACGGCGAGCGCCACCGGATCGCCCTCGCCATCGGCATCGCCTGGGTAACCATCCACCTCATCGAGAAACAGGTAGCGCACCGGCATCGAGCGCAGGCCCACGGCCGAGTTGGCGCCGGTCATGATCAGTACGCCACCGGGAAACTCCTTCATCAGCTGGGTATTGCCGGAATCCCGGCTTCTTGGGTCTTTGACCCGACTGGCCAGTTCGGGGCTGGCCTCGATCAGGGCATCCACGCGTTGCTTGGAGACGCGCTTGGCGCCTTCCACCGTGGGCTGCACCAGCAGCATCGGCCCGGGCGCGTGGTGGATGACGTAGCCGACCCAGTTGAGGCCGCACTCGGTCTTGCCCACCTGTCCGCCGGCCATGAATACGACCCGTTCGAATCGTGAGGTGGCCGACAAGCTCGCCATGACCTCGGCCAGGTACGGCGTGCGGCTGGTCGACCAGCGCCCCGGCTCGGCAGAGGCCACCGACGAGAGCATCCGGTGGCGGTTGGCCCAGTCATCGACGGTGAGGACAGGGTCGGGGGCCAGGCCCCGTTTCCAGGCGGATTCGACCGCCGATTCAGCAGTGTCGAACACAAGCCACTCCGATGCGAAATAGATAGGCCGAACGCTTGGCTTTCTGCTTGAACAGCGCGTTCATACAGACACAGCAGCAACACACGCCAAGGAGAACCACAATGCGAAAAACTGCCAACAAGACCGCCCAGCAACTGGACCAGCTGCTCGCCCGGATCGCCCTGGACCATCTCTTCATCGAGACCCTGGAAACCCGCAACAGCGACCGCCTGGACTTCCACGACGTCAGCGTCTGGGCCGTCCAAAGCGCCCTGATGGCGGCCTACCAAGCAGGCCTGGCCGCAGGCCAAAGCACCTCTGCAAAAACCGCTGATCAAGTGAACCAGCAGCAAGCCGCCTGACCCCCACATCACTCACAAGGAGCACGACCATGTCCGCACAAACCACACCGATCACCGAACGCCAACTGGACCTCATCACCCGCGCCCATTGCGATGCCGGTGGCTTGATCGAGCCGCTGCTGACCCTCAAGGGCGGCGCCAAACTCAAGATGATCGCCAGCCTCGCGCAGCGCGGGCTGATCGAGCAGATGGATGGCCAGTGGCGCATCACGGGCGCCGCCATCGCCATCATCAAGGGCGAAGCCCAACCGGAGGATGTGCTGCCTGCGGTAAAGGGCGCCGCCACGTCACCCACACCGCTCCCGGCCGACGACCCGGAACTGGAAGCAGCAGTCGCCGCCGCCGAGGCCAGCTGGCAACAGGATCAGCCCGATGCCACCCCAAAGCGCGGCCGCGAGCACAGCAAGCAGGCCCTGGTGATCGAGATGTTGCAACGCCCCGAGGGCGCCACCATCGCGCAGATCTGCGAGGCCACATCGTGGCAACCGCATACGGTGCGAGGCACCTTTGCCGGCGCACTCAAGAAGAAATTGGGCCTGAATATCGTCTCCGAGAAGATCGAAGGCCCCGCCGGCACGCCGGGCGCAGGACAGCGCCTCTACCGCATCGCTGAGGAAGCCACCGCGTGAGCACGCAGCCCAACGCCCCGATCCCGGCAGACCTGTTGCCAGCGTTGCTTGAGGCCTGCCGGGAGATCGCCCGGATGAAGCATCCGAGCATCGAGCACCTCCTGCGCCACCGGGGGTTTGGTTTTGAGGCCGACCGCCTCGCCGATCTGGTGCTGGCGATTGAGGCCATCGATGCCGAGCACGATGCAGATTGAGCTTGGCTTCAGTGGAGACAAGCGCATGAATGCTGCTGTCACCCACCGCCAACGAAAGGACCCCACCATGACCACCACCAACCACACACCGATCCGTGCCCGCTTTGCCCGCAAGCCCTACAGCTTGGAGGAAGTGCTGCACAACACCGACCCCAGCGCCCCCTTCGAGCCCATCGAGATCGCGTGGCGCAAGGAACTGACCGAGGCTGAGTACGACGCCTTCGCCAGCACGCTGCTGGAGGATCGGGACTGGCTGGCTGGACTCGGCGGTCACGCGGATGGGCGTCGGCGCGTGGTGGCCGTCAGCGCGCCAGGGCGCACAACCGTGCTTGTCGATCCCTCGGGCAGCAGCTATGGGCGCTACGTTGGCATTGCCGAAACAACATCCACGCCTGCACCTGCCACTGATGACGACCAGGCTGGCGCGATTGGCTGGCTGATCGACAACCGGCGTCCGGAGATATCGCGGGAGCAGGCCATCCGCACCCTGCGCCGAGCGCTGGCGGGTGATCCCGCCGCCTCGCGCATCCTCGACAGACTGGACGAGCAGTGATCGAAAAATGATCGATGAATCGCTTGGCTTCTGTGGCGACCAGCGCGTTCATACAGGTGTCGCAACGATCTACCGAAAGGAGAGCACGCCATGAACACCCCCCGCGAATTTCAGACCCAGCACGCCGAACACCGCGCCCGCGAGGCCCTGGCTCAAGCCCGGTCCACCCTGGAGCGCGCCCTGCGCGAACTGGATCGCTACACCAGCCGCTTCGAGGAAGCCGAGTCGCTGCGCGACAAGGCCGATGTGATGAACTGGACCCTGAACGAACTGGCCTGCAACATCACCCCGAACCTGCGCCTGGACCTGATCGCCAGCGCCCAGGCGGAACTGGTGCGCGCCGACACGATGGCCGAATAAGGGGCTTCGGAGCCAAGCGCAAAAAGATCGAACAGGCGCTTGGCTTCCATCTCGAACAGCGCGTTACTACGGGTGTCGCAACGATCAACCACCAGGAGCCAGAGATGAACACCACCACCCAGATTCCCGCCACCCAGAACGAGTCGTGGGGCTTTTACGGCACGATGAATGAACAGGCCAAAGCCGCCTGGCCACTGGCCATGGCTGCGATCTCGGATGCCACCTGCCAGCCTCTCGAGTCGGTCCGCACCTTCCTCGACAGCCGCCACGGTCGCCACTTTGCCGACGATGTGCAAAACGGTCTCTACTCCGGCGCCACCTTGGCCGACGCGATCAACGCCGCCACGCGGCGTTGGATGAGCTGGACGATTGGCCGCAGCACCAGCAAACAGTACGGCATCCCCAAGGGCCTTCCCTACCTGACGGGCTTCGTGATCCACTGCGAGATCGTCGAAGAGTCCCTGGCGGCGTGAGGAGCACAACGTGGCCGCCATCTCCACCACCCCACAACTCGAAGCCCACTACGACCAGTTCATCGCCGAACTGACGGCACTCACCCGCAAGTACGGCGTTGCTATCCAGTCGGTCGGTGGCGTGATCTTGGCCGACGCGCCCGGAGATTTTCGCGACGTCACGTACCGCGCTGACATCAGCAGCGGCGACCTTTACCCCGAGTTTGCGGACAACTGTTGCACGCGCAGCGCCTCAAAGACCCGGCGCAGCACATAGCTCCTGACCAGCGACACGGCTGTGAAAATCAGCCCAATCAGCAAATTCTCCTGCAGCGTGGCGTACAGACCGAAGATCGGAAACACCAGCCATTGGGTGGCCACCGCCACCCCGTAGCCGACGAGCACATTGGTCACGGCCTCCACCAGCGACATCCAGCGAGACTGCTTCATCCCTGCATCCTGGTTGTTCATTCAGTCCCTATCGGTGGCATCATCGACCCGTCATAAGAAGCAAACGGGAGAGAAGATGTCATTGCTGTCGGTATTCAAAGGCTGGCTGGGGGAAGCGCAGGGAGCGGTGGCGCACACCCTGTTCCTGGACGACAAGATCTATCACTCGATCAACAACGTGACGATTCCGACGGCCAACGGCACCACGCAAATCGATCACGTCATCGTCTCGCGCTTCGGGCTTTTTGTCGTCGAGACCAAGAACATGAAGGGCTGGATCTTCGGCGACGAGCACAGCAAGCAGTGGACCCAGAGCCTCTTCGGCAAAAAGCATCGCTTCCAAAATCCGCTGCACCAGAATTACCGGCACACCAAGGCGCTGGCTGACTTCCTGGGGATCGATCACGACAAACTGCATTCGGTGGTGATGTTCTGGGGTGAGGCTGAACTGAAAACCCCGATGCCGCCAAACGTGATGACCAAGGGCTACGCGACCTACATCAAGAGCAAGCAGACCGTGCTGTTCTCGGATGAGGAAGTCGCCCAGCTGATCGAGGCGCTGCGCACCGGGATGTTGCCCAAGACCTGGGCCACCCGGAACGCGCACATCGCGTCATTGCAGCAGCGCCATAGCAGCACGACAACCTGCCCGAAATGCGGTGGGTCACTGATTCAGCGCACAGCCAAATCAGGCTCCAATGCAGGACGCCCCTTCCTCGGTTGCGCCAACTTCCCCAAGTGCCGCCACACCGCTGCCGTCACTGAGGCGTGACGATTCTCCGGGGTCAGCGCCAACGAGGTCATCGAATCGAACGCCATCGGCCTCACGCACTGCCTGCGCTCCAGCGTAGTCCTGCCACCTGCGAACAATGGTGTCCACGTACTTGGGATCGAGCTCAATCAACCTCGCCTGACGACCAGACTTCTCAGCGGCGATCAGCGTGGTGCCAGAGCCGCCGAAGGGATCGAGTACCACATCACCGGGCCGGCTGGAGTTGCGGATGGCGCGCTCGACCAGTTCCACCGGTTTCATCGTCGGATGCAGGTCGTTCACGCGCGGCTTGTTGAAGTGCCAGACGTCCCCCTGGTCGCGGTCGCCACACCAGTGGCGGGTAGTCCCCTCGGGCCAGCCGTAGAGGATCGGCTCGTACTGGCGCTGGTAGTCCGAGCGGCCCAGCGTGAAGGTGTTCTTGGCCCAGATGATGAAGGTCGACCATTTGCCGCCGGCGGCGCGGAAGGCTGCTTGCAGCGTATCGAGCTCACTGGAGGACATCGCCACATAGACCGCGCCATTGCATCGGGCCAGCGCGGGCTTAAACGCCGCCAGCAGGAAGTCCTGGAATCCGTCCCCAAGGTTGTCGTTCAGGATCGGACGGTTGGTGCCGCGCAGCTTGTCCTTGGCCGTATTGGCATAGTCCACGTTATAGGGTGGATCTTGGAAGATCATCGCCACCCTCTCGCTGCCGAGCAGCGTGTCGTAGCTCGCGTCATCAGTGCTGTCGCCACAGAGCAGCCGGTGCTTGCCCATGATCCAGACATCACCCGGCTTGGACACTGGGGTGACCGGGACCTCGGGAGCAGCATCCTCGTCGGTGTGGCCCTCGGCAGTGGTTTCCTCGCCCGCCATGATCTCCAGCAACTCGGCGGCATCGAAGCCAGTGAGCGCCAGGTCGAAGTCGGCCTCCTGCAGCTCAGCCAGCTCCAGACGCAACAGTTCCTCGTCCCACCCGGCGTTCTCGGCGATCTTGTTGTCGGCGATCACCAGAGCCCGACGCTGGGTCGGGGTGAGATGCTCCAGCACCACCACCGGCACGCTCGCCAACCCCAGCTTGCGCGCCGCCGCCAAACGCCCGTGACCGGCCACGATCACGCCGTCCGACCCGGCCAGTATTGGCGCAGTGAAGCCGAACTCGGCGATGCTCGCCGCGATCTGGGCGATCTGGGCCTCGGAGTGGGTGCGGGCATTTCGGATATAGGGCAACAGGCGCTCGATAGGCCAGTGCTCCAGTTTGTCAGCGAGCCAGGCTTGCATCGGTGTTCTCCAGTCGTTCTGATTCGACCTCGGCAAAGGTCTGTCCGGTGGCCAGCAAGGTCACCGGGATGTCGGGGTGGTTTTGTTGGAAGCGCTTGACCGCCACGTCGGTGTAGGACGGGGCCAGTTCGATGGCGCGGGCCACGCGATTCGTCTTCTGGGCGGCCAAGATCGTGGTACCGGAGCCGCCGAAGGGCTCGAAGACGATGTCACCCGGGTCCGAGTACGCCAGCAAGATGTGCTCGGGCAGGGCCACCGGAAACACCGCCGGATGGTCGATGTCCCGACCGATCTTGCCCTTGTGGCGCATGAGACGGATCACGCTGTCCGGGATGCGGTAGTCCTGAGTGGGCTGCCCGGCATGGGTCCAGCCACCGACTTCACCATCCTTGCCGCGCATCGCCGTGGAACTGCCGTCGGCGCGCAGGTGCGAGTCCTGGCCGGCGTGCTTGCACGGCACGATCTTGTTGGGTTTGCGGCTCTGCCGGTTGAAGTGGAAGACGAACTCGAAGCTGGGTGCGAGGCGCCCGGCCCAGTCACCGGGCATCCCTGGCCCCTGATCCCAGACGTACCAGCCAAAGCGTCGCCAGCCTTGGGTTCGCATCCAGGCGAGCCAGCCGTCCCAATACGGGATCACTTCGTTGTCGCGGTGGATCAGGCCCAGGTTCACCAGCACCTGGCCGTCGTCCGCCATCGGCAGGTTGGCGAAGACGCCGCGCATCAGCGCATCCCAGTCGGCGATGCCCTGGGTGTAGTTGCGCTGCTGACCGTAGGGTGGGCTGGTGAAGCACAGGCCCGCCCGGTCGCCGGCCATCAGGGCAGCGACCACGGACGGATCGGTCGAGTCGCCGCAGATCAGGCGGTGGGCGCCCAGTTGCCAGATGTCACCCGGCTGGCTGACCGGGGTGGCCGGCGCATCCGGGATATCCTCATCTTCGGGTTCGGCAATGGGCGCAGCCTCATCGGCACGTTCGGCATCTTCGATATCGCCGAGCAGGTCGGCCAGTTCCTCATCGCTGAATCCGGTCAATGCCAGATCGAAGCCCGCTGCTGACAGGTCAGCCAACTCGACGGCGAGCAGTTCCTGATCCCACCCGGCCTGCAGCGCCAGTTGGTTGTCGGCCAGGATGTAGGCGCGGCGCTGGGTGGGCGTCAGGTGGTCGAGCACCACCACGGGCACGGCGTCCAGATGGAGCTTTCTGGCGGCGGCTAATCGACCGTGTCCGGCAAGAATTCCGCCGTCTTCCGACACCAAGAGTGGTGCGGTAAAACCAAACTCGACGATGCTGGCGGCGATCTGCGCCACCTGGGCATCGGAGTGGGTGCGGGCATTTCTCTGGTAGGGCTTGAGCCGATCCAGTGGCCACATCTCGATACGGCTGGCCATGGCGGGTGTGACAGTCATCGGGAGAGTTCCTCCAGGGCTTCGCGGATCGCCTCCATCAGCAGGTCTTCCACCACGCGTTGGTCGGGCTGCGCGACCACGGCCGCCACGATCTGCGGGGCGAGCTTGCGAGGGATTTGCTGGATGCGGTCACGCAGCAACCGCGCGAGGTTGAAGTGCTTGACCTTCACCTCGTCGGCGTTGAGCAGCTTGCCCGTGCGTTCTTCGAATTCGAGTTTGGCCAGGCGCGCGGCATAGGCCTCGCGGATGGCGCGGCTGGTCTGGTAATCGGGGGCGGAAATCCGGTTGGTTTCCAGAGGCGGCTGCAACTCGCGGTTGGCAACCGGTGCCGTGGAAACCGGGGTGGAAACAGGTGGGGTTGCCACCTTAGGCGCAGGCTTCTCGGCGCCGGTGTTCAGGTTCTGCGACGGCAGCGTGTTGCGCGCCCACTGGGCGTCGGCCTTGGCAGGGTCAATGGTGCCATCGGGTTCTTTGCTGATGCGCCCGGCCTTGATGGCCTTGGCCACAGCGGTGTGGCTCACGCCACGGTGTTGGGCATAGGCCCGGATGGACAGTCCCATCGCATTCCTCCGGGCCGGGCGGGTCAATCAATCGTCAGGGGTGGATCACCTCGGCGTGGAAACGGGTGGAAACCTGGGTGGCAACTGGCAACCTCTTTTTGTCGCTGGCGCTAGGCAAGCCGGGTGGTTGGCGCGTCCCCCGCTTTTTAGATGGCCCGGGAGGACCCGTCAGATGTGTCAGCCACGATCACTGGGCCTTCGCCAGTTCTTCCCGCAGCGCCCGCTCCATCTGCCGCTGGTACTCACGCAGTGCTACGCTCCTGACCGTCTCGGCCATGCCAAAGCGCGGCTGCACCTTGATCTGGGCCTTGGGCCGCAGCAGGTACAGCGCCAGGATGCGTCGCTCGTCCCGGCGCTCGAACACCATGCCCGCCCGGTAAAACACGGTGGGCTTGTTCTTCACCTGGTCGAGCCACTGGCTCTTGGGGATCACACGGGTCTGCGCCATCTCACGCAACCGCCCGGCCGGGATGGGTCGCGCATCGGGGTGAGAGCCGCCGGTCTCCTGCGCCGCCATGAATCGATCCCGCGACCACACCTCGGCCATCAGCGTGCGGGGCTTGGCAGGTGTGACGCCAATGCCCCGGCTGATCCACGGACGGCGCAGGTTGAAGCGCTCGGGCAGACCGTCACGCACCGCATCACGGGCGTCGAACGCCGTGCGAGTCAGGGCCTTGGCGGCAGCGTTGGGCACGTGCTGCTGGGCGAGATCCGAGAGGTACTCGGTCGCCTTGGCCACATCAGCGGTGAGGTCAAGTTTCAGCATCGGCGGACTTCCGGCGGCGAGGAGTGGCTGGCGCTTCGGTGTTTGAAACAGGCTCGGCAACGATGCCTGCCTGCTGCGCCAGGATCTGTTCGGCGGTGGCTGCATCGACCTCGACCGTCAGACCAGGGACGAACGAACGCGTGCCGCCGTCGCCGGTGATAACCACCGGGCGAGTGATGAGGATTTTCATGGGGGAGTCTCCAGGGTAGGAGAAGATGGGCTGCATGGCGTTAGCCAGGCCCAGAAAGCACAACGCCCACCGGAACGAATCGGGTGGGCGCAGTTATTAGCAGTACGGGATTAATGTACCTTGTGTCCGGACGGGATTCAATGGGGTTTTGGAATCCGTGCAGAAAATTTTCAGAAGGCTGTCTTCCAGTCTTTGAGGATGGACACGGTTTGCGTCAGCCCCTGCTTGAGCAAGATGTCGAGAAACTCGTCAGCGGTCTTGGGTGGTCTTTTCAGGGAGGCCCGCTGCTCAGCCAATGCCTGTAGAACCGATGCGGGGTGCAAGTCGAACAGATCAACGATGAAGTCGTCCGGGTGCTGGGCGTCCAGGTTGTAGCGGTCCAGCGCACCAGACGGGAAATCCTTCAGGTTGAACGTGACGATGGTTTCAGCGCCGCTGTGAATGGCCGCCGCCACCACGTGCCGATCATCAAGGTCGGGCAACTCGATGGCCGCAATCAGGTGCTCGAAGCCTTCGACCAGGCTGTCGCGCACACTCGAATTCATCAGAGTGCGCGTTTTTTCCAGAGCGGCAGGATCGAGCTCGGGGCGCTGCTTGCGGAGATTGCGAATCCACTCGTCGTGGATGGCATCCGACCAGCGCGCACGGAACCGGTCCGTAAGCGCCAGCCGCATCAGCAGATCCCGCAGCGGCGCGGGGTAAAGCACGCAGGCGTCGTAGACGACCGTGAAGTGCGAACTCATTCGTACCCCAGTCCCAATTCTTGCGCCTGCTCGGCCAGTGCATCCAGGGCTTTACGGCGCTCGGCATCGATGCGCTCCTTGTAGGCGATCACATCCTGGTAGCGCACACGGCGGTGAGTGCCCGTCTTGTGGAACGGGATCTCCTTGCTTTCCAGCAGCTTCACCAGGTGCGGGCGCGATACGTTGAGAACATCAGCCGCCTCCTGGGTGGTCAGTTCGGCATGCACCGGGATGATGCTGACCGCGTTGCCCTCACCAATTTCGGTCAGCACATCCACCAGCAGACGCAGTGCCGACATCGGAACGCGCACGGGATGCGCCGTCCCTTTGTCATCGAATATCTCGATCTGCTGGGTTTCAGAGCGCATCTGCAGGTAGGCCGACAGCGCCCGCCCGCTCTCGCGAGCCAGCGCCACCTCTTCGGCCGTAGGCATCGTCTGCGGTAGTTGGGTCGTGGTCATCGTGCTCTCCTTGGTGGCTGTTTCGTGCGCCGGTCTGCGATGATAAACGAAATAAACGACAAACGCAATAAACGAAAGACCCTGACCGTCTTTGGCCAGGGTCTTTGCACTCAAGGCGATAGTCTGGTGGTCAGAGCGCCACGTCCGTGCGGACGTGATCCTGAATGCTCATACCCGTAGTACCGAGCCAGCACGCCGAGTGCCGCGACCAGGATGCCTTTGGCCTCGTTTTTCTCGACTCGCTTGCCGTTCCAGCCATCGCGCAATGCCCAATCGCGGATCGACATCTGCAGCCCGGCCACATACCAGAGCGCCGATCCCGCCGGGCTGCCACTGCCGCCCACGGCATCCAGTGCCTCCCGCACCGAGCGGGCAGCGCCGGCGTTCTTCTCGACCATCATCTGCCCAGGCGCTGTACCACCCGGCAGACCATCGAGCTTGGGACTGGCGACACCGCTGCCAAACGCCCGCGCGAAGTCCTGCGAGAACTGCTGCCCGGCATCGTGCATCGCGCCGGTGATGCTGCCGTTCCTGAGCATCAGCGCCAGCGTGTCCACGGTGCGGTAGTGGTCAACCGGCTTCTGGTCATCGTCCTCCTCGCGCACGTAGCGGATCACACTGCCGTCCGGGCGGATGTGCTCCTCGCCGATGCGTGGCTTCTTCTCGGCACGTGCCTTGGCGCGTTGCGTCTTCTTGGTCATGGCCGTGCCTCCCCGAGTTGCCCGAGGGTCGCCAGCGCGCCGTCGCGGCTGCGTTGCACGGTGACACACCTCGGTGTCGTGGCGATCACCGTCCAGGTCTCACCATCGCCTCGGTCGATCACCTCGCCTTCGGCCCAAGGTGTGCTCTTGCGGGAAGCCGCAGTACGCGCACCGTAGAGCTTGGTGGCGATACCGGACAGAAACGCCCGATCCCACTCATCAAAGATCTCGTCCAGCGGCACAACGACGATGCCTTGTTTGTGCCAGGCCGCCGCACGCATCGCGCGCAGTTCGTCGCTGCTGGCGGGTGACGCTGGCGCCAGGCGCCCGAGGGCGCAGGGGATGGAAGCGGTGCTGGTTCTCATGCCACACCCCCTTGGGCCATCGCCCAGTCCAGCAGCGCCAGCGCATCAGCGTGGTTGTCGTCGACCGGATCAAAGCCGCGCGCCTTGGACGCCGCGATCATCTCCGCCTTGCCGGCGTTGCCCTTGCCGGTGGCGTGCTTCTTGATCGTGCCCACCGGCACACCTTGATACGGGATCTGGTGGTGTTCGCACCAGGCCGTCAGGTGCGCCATGAAGCCGCCGTAGGCATGGGCCGCATCGACACCCGCGTGTTTCCTGACTTCCTCAAACACCACCCAGTTGAGCCCATCGGCACACTGCTTGATGTCGGTGAGCCAGCGCTTGAAGCGCAGGTATCTCATTCCGCCACCTTCGAAGCGCTGCGGCTTGAAGGATTCGCTGCCGCCGCTGATGAGTCCGTCGCGGCTGACCAAGGCCCAGCCGGTGGTCGTGCCCAGGTCCAGGGCCAGAATGCTCGTGTTCATTTCCGACCTCCTCGCCACGCTTTACTGCCTTTGGCCACCGGCACACCCATCCGGTGATGCTGTTCGCAGCGGCGATTGATCGCACTGGCTTTCAGGCCGGTCTTGACGAGGAAGGTGGCACCGCAGTCTGGGCAGTGGCTTTCCCAATGCAACAAGATCGTCGGCTGCCCGTTGGCCTTGGTATGGGGTGTGCAGTCGACCAACACATAGCGCTGGCCTTCAAGCATCAAGACAGTGCCAATTTCAGGGCAGCGGGCAAAGGCAATCCGATGCACAGCCTGGAGCTTTGCAGGACCACGGTTTAACACCAGGGGGGATTTACTCCCCCCCTGGTGTAAACCAGGGGGGTGTTTGCAGTGGTGGTCCTCAAATGCCGTAAGTCCTTGTCGTTGTTGGGTTTTCATGGTCTTGCACATCCTCTGCAGGTCATGAGGACGGTTACTGCACATCCTCTGCAAGCTGTTGATTTCCTTGATAGTTGCGTTTTGGAGGTTTGAAGGCTTGCAAAAAACCTCCGAGCTTTTGCAGCGTTCGGGGCCGTTTTTCAGAGGCGGATGGACGAGGTTTTTCATGGCTGGACGTCCTCCTGATAGACCCACACGTTCGGGTTCTCGACCGGCAGATGCACCCCGGTCTGCGGGCAGACGTAGTGGGTCGGCAGCACCAGAAGATTCGTCTCGGTGACCTCACCGCTGACCGGATCGGGCTCGCCCAGGGGCCGCTTGATGCGCATGTCCTCGACGCACAGGTAGCCGTGTTTGCTGCCTTTGCAGGACGGCAGACCATAGTCCTGGGCGTTGCGGAAGAACTTGATGTAGCCCTGGGCGGCGAGCACCGCGATGCGCTCACTAATGCTGCGCATGCCACCGAGCCCGCCCTTGTTCTCGAAGGTCTTGGCAAAGAGGCTGGAGAGGTAGCAACGCCCGGCGGCTGCCTCATCGAAGATCATCTGCAGGATCACATCGCGCTTGCGCCGGCGCTCCGCATCGAGCTTGGCGCCGTAGTCCTGCATCGCCAGGCGCACGCTGGGGTTGATCTCGCGCCACTCGCCCTCGATCTTGTCGATGTGCTTTTGCGGGATGGCCGCGCCGTTGCGAAGCTCGAAGATCAGGTCGCGCGGCGTGCGGGTCTCGTCGGGACGGAACAGCAGCATCCCGGTCGAGTAGTAGCCGCGCAGACTGCCGGCCCCGGCCAAGGCCTGGAAGGGGTCTTCCTCGAACTGCTTCTTGCCGAGTTTGCGGGTGTGGTGCACCAGGATGATGCCGGCACTGGGATTGACCGCATCGCGCAGACGCTCGACCCGCTGCGACAGGAAGTAGAGCATCGCCGCGTTGTCGTTCTCGCTGGCCTGACCCTCGCCGCCGTCGAAGACGTTGCGGATCGGATCGATGGCGATCACATCCGGCGGTGATCCGTTGAAGGCGCGCTCCATTGCCGGAATCACCTGCGCCAACCCCTCGTCGTTGAGGATCAGGCGCAGCTGCGGTGTGGCCACGAAGTGCGTGCGCGCATCCAGGACGCGGCTGGGCGGCAGCGCAATGCCCTTCACCCGTTCGCGCAGGTAGTGGTACTGCACCTCGGCCTGCAGGTAAAAGACGCGCAGCGGACGGCTCGGGCGCATGCCCAGGAACGCCGCACCACCGGCCATGTGGGTGAGCCAAGACAAGAGGAAATCGCTCTTGCCCACCTTGGGCGCACCGCCAAAGACCAGCATCCCGCCCGGGGTAAGCACGCGCGGCTCGATCAGATCCGGCGGCAGGGGCGAATCGTCATCAAGCAGATGGCCCAGGCTGTAAGTCGGCAAGAGGCTCGGCGCCGCCTTGACGATGCGCCGCTCGCCGGTGTCGAGGAAGGCCTGCACGTCGAACCCTTCCTCCACGGCATCGGCCACATCCCAGCCAGTCGGCCGATCCGTGGGCGGCACCAGGATAGCGACTGACACCGCACCGGCACTGACGCAGGCCCGCGCGGCGGCCTCGGCATAGTCCCAGCCGGGCGCATCGCGATCTGGCCAGATCAGCACGGCCTTGCCCGCCAGCGGACGCCAGTCGGTTTTGTCGATGGGCGCCTTGGCGCCGTTCATCGCCGTGGTGGCGGTGATGCCCATGCGGATCAGGGCGTCGGCGCACTTCTCGCCTTCGACCAGGATCACGCTGTCGGCGCGCGAGACATCGGGCAGGTTGTAGAGCGGCCGGGGATCAGGGGCGCGGCACATGCGGGCGCGTACATCCCAGGGGCGGAACTCCTTCTTGCCGGGCTCCGGGTCGTAGCGATAGACGCAGGCGATCAGCTCGCCCGATGCGCTGAGGTAGTCCCACTTGGCGGTGTGCGGCCCGAGTGCATCAATTGGCACCTCCGAGCGAGTGGGCATCGGCGTGGCCAGCGAGCGGCCCACCAGCCGGGCGGCGGTTTCCATCACGGCAGCGAAGTCGCGCTTGGTGTCGAGTCCGTGGTGGATGGCAATCGCGTCGAAGACGTCACCGCCCTCACCGGTGGCGTGGTCGTGCCACAGACCGGCCTTGTCGCCATCGAGCGCAATCTCCAGGCTATCGCCCGCCTCGCCCTGGATGTTGCCGATCAGGAACTTGTTGCCACGGATCTTGCCGGCCGGAAACAGTGCCATCAGCACCGCTGGAAGCCGCGCCAGCAGTTCACGTTTGAGCTCATCGCGCTGAGCGTTGAGGTCCACAGGACCGCCTGCGGCGGGTGGAATGTCGTTGAAATCAAGCATGGGAAGTTTCTCCAGAAGTGTTCAAAGGGGTGGCCGCGCAGGGGATCGCCGCGCAAGGACCAATGGCGCTGCTGCGCACGGTCTCGTGGCTGGCGGCAATGCCGGGATCAGGGTCTGGGGCCAGGACGTGAGCCTTGATCGGCACCCTCATGGGTACTTTTTGCCAATGCGCCTTCTCGTCGGCGAGGTAGCCGGCCTTGCGTGCCACGAAGCGCACGAAGTCCGGATGCAAGCCGACGAGGTCGCACCACAGGCCAAGGTCATCGCCGAGCACAAAGCGCCGGGCTTCGCGGCGCACGCTTCTGCCCAAGGACAGACAGTCACCGATGGCCCGCGCAATGACAGCAACCACCAGGCGTGACTCGGGTGTCACCAGGAAGGTGTGGCGGTTGAGCATCTTCTCGATGGGATGCACACCGACCAGCGGTTTGGGTGGCGACCAGCGCTCAACCCACACCGTCTGGGTGGCCCGGGCCGGTTTGCGGTGCTGGAAAGCGGTGCTCATGCCACACCTCCCCAGCAGCGCTGCGCGTAGGCACAGAACCGGCACTCGAAGTGATCCGCTTGGGCAAAGCTGCGTGGCAGCAACTCCCCGGCCTCGGTCGCCTGGATGACCCGTACCGCCCGGTCGGACATCTTTTGCGCCAAGGCGGCGTCGAACGGCACCAGCTCGGTGTAGATCTCCATCGAGTCGGCATTCACCGCCGTGAAGATCGCCGGGTTGTCATGCAGACCCAGATAGGTCTGGTAGATGGCAACCTGCGCGGCATAGACCGGTTTCGAGGCAGCCAGACCCTTCTTGGCGAGGTCGTTCCAGGACTTGCTGCCCAGCGCTTTGCACTCCCACAGCGCCGGGTAAGCAAAGCCCTCGGGGCCACCGACGAACACGCCGTCGCAGTGACCTTGCAACTTGCCGTCGGCCACCGAGAAGCCGAACTGCTGCCCGTCCTTGCCTTCGGTCTTCAGGATGAAGCCCGCTGCACGCAGCCAGCCGACCATGGCGTCTTCCAAGCGATGGCCCCGCTCGAAGATGCGCAGGATGCGACCCGAGAAGCCCTTATCCGGATCGACCGGCGCCTGGGCGTACTCGTACTGCAGCTGGCGCTCGCAAGCGACCCCGAGGCGCGAGGCCCCGAGGTACTGCCGGCGTGCCTGCTGTTGCTCGCGCGCCTGCAGCCCGGCATCGATCAAGGCCTCGAAGCGCTCGGAGAAGGTGGTGGTGGAATTGAAGTCCAGCATCACACCCTCCCTGCGGCTGGCAGTGCCGCCGTCGTTTCGTAAGGCTCAAGGCCCCGCACGGCTGGGTATTTGCTCGCCTCGTGGTGCGCGACCATCGTTTCGGTCCAGGCCGTCACGATGGCCTCGATCACCGCCAAGGCTTCCGTCTCGCTGTAGTGACCCAAGGGCTTGTCGAAGCCGATCTCACCAGCCGCCTCGCCGAAGAAGCGCAGGCACTGGCGCATCGCCGCTTGCTCGAATTCAGTCGGATCAACCATGAGCACGTCCTCCAGCTTCGGATCGGTCTTGAGCCAGGCGGTGTAGCGCGCATGGAATGCGTCCTGGCACCGCCGGCTGCAGAACGTCCAGTCCATCGGGTACCGACGTGGTTCGCCCAGCTTGAAGCGGTTGTCGCTGTGGCCCAGGCCACGCGCGTGTCGTGTGCAGATGAGGCATTTCACGCCACCTCCTCGGCAAACATCTCGTGCTGGGCACGGGCAGCACCGGCCCCCATCACCAGACGCTGGATGGCGCGTTTGTTGAACTGGAAGGACATCAGCACCGAGGCCTGGTAGCGCGACAGACCAAAGTCCGTGCGCATCTCAGGCGGCAGGTACTGCAGCTGCTTGTCGGTGGCCGGCTGCTTGAGCCAGTGCCGGCTCTTGTGCGCGGAATCCTCAGACTCATGTTCGTTGAGCCAGTCATCAGCCTTGGCCAGACATACCGTGCGGTCACCTACGGCCAGCAGGTGGGGCCGATAGCCCTTGGCCCCGCCCACGGCGTACCACTGCCCCTCCAGGTAGAAGACGCCACCCCAGGCGTTGAAGCCCGTGGCCATCAGGGTGTCGTCCATGCCGAAGAGATCGCACCACAGGAAGTTCGAGCGACTGAGCAGATCGATCTCGCTCATCACGAAGTCTTCCAGCGGCGTGCGCGTCTTCGCCAGCGGCGTGCGGGGAACATCCTCGGGCCACTCGTAGCCGCACAGCGCACAGGTATCGGCCGAGGCCGGCACCTCGGCACCGCAGTCAGGGCAATCCTTGAAGCGGGGTTCTAGTACTGGCTTACCTTCGAGCTTGGCGGTCTGCTCCAGGCTGCCGTGCATCAAGGTGGCGGTGCCGAAATCCAGCACCACGCAGTCGGTCTTGACCACGCCGGGGAATTCCTCCGGATCGACCGTGCGCAGCCCCCGGCCCACCATCTGGATCAGCGTGGACTTGTAGGAACTGGGGCGCAGCAGCACCACGCAGCTGGTGGGGGTGTAGTCGTAGCCCTCAGTGAGCACCGCGACGTTGACCAATACCTGCACATCGCCAGTTTCATAGGCCGCCAGGCAGGCTTTGCGCTCGGCATCGGGCAGCTCGCCATGGATCAACCCGGCTGGCACACCGGCGGCATTGAAGGCCACGCAGACATCCAGGGCGTGGGCCACCGTCGAGCAGAACACAATGGTCTTGCGACCGGCGGCTTTCTCCTTCCACTGCGCAACCACGGCCTCGTTGATCACCGCCTTGTTGAGGATGCTCGCGACCTCGTTCATGTCGAAGTCGTCGGCGGTGCGGCGCACCTTGCCCAGGGCTTCCTGGGCACCGACGTCCAGAACGAAGGTGCGCGGTGGCACCAGGTGCCCGGCGGCGATCATCTCCCCCAGGGTGATCTGGTCGGCGACGTTGCTGAAGACTTCGCGCAGGCCCGTGCCATCGCCCCGGTTGGGGGTGGCGGTCAGGCCCGCGAGCAGCAGTTTCGGGTTCTTCTGCTGGGCACGCTCGATCACGGCCCGGTAGCTCGGGGAGGTCGCGTGGTGCGCCTCATCGATCACCAAGAGATCCAGGGTCGGGATCTGCTCGAGATTGGCCTTGCGCGACAGGGTCTGCACCATGGCGAAGGTGGCGTGGCCCTGCCACGATTTCTCATTGGCATCGACCACCGAGGTGGTGAGCGTCGGGTTCACCCGCGAGAACTTGGCGCGGTTTTGCCCGGTGAGCTCGGTACGGTGCGCAAGAATGCAGGCCTTGGCATCGGGCTCGGTCAGCACCCGGCCGGTGACGGCCGAGAGCATGATGGTCTTGCCCGACCCGGTCGGGGCGACAGCCAGCGTGTTGCCGTGCTGACCGAGCGCCGCCAGCGTGCGCTCGACCAGTTGGGTTTGTCGGGGACGCAGCATCATGGTGATGGCCTCCCCTTACTGTGCCCAGGCGGGTTTGCCGCCAGGGACGCTGGAGGATGCCGGACGCGCTGCAGGCGCAGGCGGGGTGTAGCCCGGTGCAGCAACGGCCGCCGGTGCACCGGACTGGCCACCGCCCGGATTGCCCCTGGGTGCCACGCCCATGATCGCGGCGTAGTCCTTGTGATCGGGCTCGATCACCGACTTGATGGTGTTCTTATCCTCGCCCCGGCCGTCTTTCTCGATGTCGAAGCGGGCGACGAACTCCAGGCCTTCGAGGTCACCGAAGCCGCTGATGCGACGCGCGGCCTGGGCCTGCGGACTGTTGTCGCCGGGGTGGATGTTGCGGGCGCTATTCAAGGCCGCGCGCACGAAGGTGCGGCCCATGTTTCCCCAGGTCGGGCCCTTGGCCGAATACAGGCCAATGTTCCACCACACCTTGCGGCGGGCGAACGGGCCTTCCATCACCACGCCCTCGCAGGCGAGATAGACGGCCCCCGTGTCATGGGACTGGGTCGCCCAGCCACCGGTCCAGCCCTGACTCGGGTCGTCGAAGCCGCCCGGCTTGATGCTCATGCGTACCCGGGCCAGCGTGCCCTTGGGGATCAGATCGAACGATTGCTGTTGGTCGGCGGTGTTGAAGTCAAAGAAACTCATGGCGGATTACTCCTGGGATGCGTGGGATTCGTTGAGAGAAGGCAATGCGGTGGTCAGGGGCGCAGACGCCGTTCGCGCCGCGCTCTGCGCCTGGGCGCACTTGGCAATCAGCTGACCGAGATGCGGGGGCTCGACGAGATCGAGGCGGCCGGAGCGGTCCTTGGCGGGCAGGCCCCAGGGATTGACCGTGTGGCAGACAAAGGCCCGGTAAGCCTCGCCCTCGTCGGTCTTGAGCTCAGCCAAGGTGATGACCTCATCGACGATGCCGGGCAGCTGCAGACTGGTCTTGGCGCCGTCGATCTGCGGCGCGAACACCTTGCGGTTGAAGTCGTCGGTGACCTCGTCGAGGATCGCCACGAAGACGACGTGCTTGCCCCGGGCGTGCTGCAGATGGGTCAAGGCTCCGATCATTTCGCTACCAAGCAAGCCGTAGGCACCACGCAGGTCCGCCTTGCCGGTGCGATCCGAGAAGGCCGCCGGCTGGCTCTTGGCCCAGGTCAGGCACAGGCGTGAAAGCACCGTGATCGAGTCGACAAAGTAGGTGTCGTACTTGCCCAGTTGCTCCGGGCTGCCGTACTGCTGGCAGACATGGTCGAAGTGCGCCTGCGAGAACGGCGCCTCGGCCGGCAGTGCCGGGTTGGGGCCGGCGAGGAACACCGCCAGATCCCGGAACTCGGGCCAGGTCTTGGGGCGCACACAGTCGCCGCGCCAATCCTTGACCGACAGATCGCCGGCTTCCAGATCGACGAACAGGGTGCTCGCTTCGGGCAGCGTCTTGAGCTGGGTGGTCTTGCCCAGACCACTCTTGCCCAGCAGGACGAGCTTGACGCCGTGGCGTTCGGCCAGGCGCTGATCGGCGGAGATGATCGGGAATGCCATCACGCCACCTCCGTCATCAACAGATCGGCCGACGAGAGCGTGGCCAAGAGCGGGCTGTCATCCGTGGCACCGGCAGCAAGCGCCAGGTCACGCAGCTCCTTGAGCGCCCGGTGGCGACGAGTGTCCGCACTGATCTGGGCACCCAGAAGTGCCAGATGCGCATCGACGTCGGCCAAGGTGGCTTGGGCGAGCGGCTTGTAGATGACGCCCTCGTCATCCACCGACTCCAGTTCCACACCCGGTGGCGGCACGCTGATGGCTGGCGGCAGATGCGCCTGCAGGGCATCGGGTATGCCCGGTAGCGTGATCTGGGTGCGCTCGTTTTTGCTGGGGCGGCGCTTCAATTCACGTCGGGCGATGTCGGTCAGGGCGTCCTCGGCCAGACGGGCGCCAATGCTCTGCACATCGCTCGGGTGCAGGGCGCAGACGACACGGGCAACCTCACGCGGGCGGGCATGGCCGATGACTTCGAAGGCGTTGCTGATTTCTGCGCGCACGGCTTCGCGCAGCAGGCTCATGACGGGATCACGCATGGCGAGCTCCTTTCCAGGCTTGGTCGAAACGGGTGATGAGGGGGACGGCCTGCGCGAGCCAGGCCGAGAGGTTCTGGTGCTGGTAATGCGGCACGCAGTCGATGAGCGACTCCGGGTCGGTGTCGATACGGCACAGCGACTCCAGCCCTTCGCGCAGCGCCAGCCACCGTTCGGTGGCAAGGGCGGACTCGGGGGAGACTTCCGGGCCGTGGTAGCGACCATCGGAGCCGAGCACCAGCGTGCGGTTTTGCTGGGCGATGCGTTTGGCTTCAGACGGGGTGGGCAGCGGCGGTTCTTCGGCCTTGATGACCTCGACCACGGCGCACTGCTCGATGCCGGAGAGGTGCTGGTCGGCGGCGACCTGATCGAAGATCTTCACGGCCGAGGGACCGCAAACGCCAGCCTCCTTGATGCGCGCTTTCACCTCGCGGGCGATGGCGCGGATCTCCTCGGGCGTTTTGGTGAGGGCTGCGCGCTGGGTGTCGGCGGGCAAACGAGAGAGCTCGGCCGCTGCTGAGACTGAAATTTCGCCACCCTTGACTGCGGCCTGTAGCTCGTCAATGCCATGATCGAGCACTGCCCGTGCGTGCTGCACAGTACGTCGAGAGACCTTGAGGTGCTGAGCCGCCTCGTCCTGGGTAAATGCGCAAATTTGCGCATTTGCATCAGGCCTGCCATGAGGCAGTGTGGCCAAACGCGCTGCAATGATGGCGCGCTGCCCTTCACTCAGATGCCGACGATGCAGATTGAGCGAAACGACCAGACCGAAGGGGTCGCCGTCGTCGGCGCTGACCTGACGCACCAGGGGGTCCAGTCCCAGTTGCTCGCAAGCGCGCAGGCGGTGGCGACCGTCGATGACCTGGCCATCCAGAACGAGGATCGGTTCGCGCTGGCCGTGTGCGGCGATGTCCGCCACCAGGGCTGCGAAGGCCGCCTCATCCATGACCGGGAAGAGCTCGGCGGCTGGATGCAGGGGAAAGGCAGTGGTCATCACTTACCCTCCCCAGTCGTGTCCAGGCGGCGCAGCACGAACTTCGGTGCCTTCGGCGTGACTGTGCGCAGGGCCTCGAACGGTGCCCGCAAGGTCTGCGGCCAGGCCTTGAACTTGGCCTCGCTGACGCTGTACTTGATCTCGACGTATTCGCGCGGATCGCCGCCGGTGGCTTCGATCTTGGCGACCAGTTCGGTCAGGCCCTTGGGCTCCCACTTCACGTCCTTGCCGATCTCGACGGTGATGTCGAAGTCGCCGTCGAAGATGTGGGTGGTGCCGGTGTCCTGGTCTTTGGCCAGCAGTTGGGCTTTGGCTGCATCGGCGTAGCGCAGCTCCAGGCCGGCCTGCACCAGGTTGGACAGGGTGGCCAGTTCGGACTTGGCCTCGCTGATGAAGCGCTGCAGGGCAGCGACGTTCTCCAGCGGCAGGTCGCGGATGACCTGGGCGGAGAGGTCGAGGTAAGGGATCGGCAGATGGACGCCGGAGGTCTCCAGCGCGGCTGCCAGGGGGGTGGGCAAAGGGGTAGGCAAACCGGTGGGCAGATTCGTGCCTACCCCGGCATTCAGGCGTGCGCTCATGCCACACCTCCTGCGCTGACGCGCTCGGTCGTGCTCTTGTGCAGGTTCTGCGCTTCGAAGGCCTCGACGTCCTCCAGGCGGTAGGCGATGCGGCCTTGCAGTTTCAGGAAGATCGGGCCAATGCCCTCGGTGCGCCAGCGCTCCAGGCTGGCTTCGCTCACGCCCCAGCGCTCGGCCAGCTGGCGTTGATTCAGGTGCTTGATGCTCACGTTTTGGCTCCTGTTGTCATGTGCAAAATTGCAGGGCCATGGTCCCAACCAGGGGGTGGGCAAACCGGTGGGCAAAGTGGACGGAAAGGGTGGGCAGATTTGGTAAATAGGGGGTTCGCCACCGCCCAGACGCAAAAAAGCCCGTCAGGCCGATGCCGGACGGGCGGGTCAATGAGAAGCCGATGGATTCAGGGGATTGGTAGCGGTTGAGCCGGGAGTAAGGGTGACAAGCGGCGCCTCAGGGATGCCACGAGGGGGTGGGCAAAGGGGTGGGCAAGTTGCCCACAGACGTAAAAAAGCCCGGAGGGTCAGTCCGGGCTCGTGGGGTGGTGCTGTTAGCGATCAGCCTTTGGGTGGGTGGGGGTCGTTGCCGTAGCTGTTGCGCTCACGGATACGCCCATCCTCGCCATGGATCAGGACTTCGCTTTTCTGATTGATGGCGATCTCGCGTGCGGCGCGCTCGGCCTCGGCTTGCGTGCGGTGATGTGAGGTGTCTCGGCTGTTGCCTGCGCCGCGCACAGCCCAGGCATCATCTCGGGGTACAACGTGTTGGTTCTTTCCGGCCATGGCATGGTCCTTTTCAAAGTTCGGGGTTAAAAACAACAGATTCAATCGGCTCTCTTGGCGTTGGCTCACCCCCTTTCCAGAATCAGAAACTCCGGGCGCAGCCAGAAGTGGCCCTTGTCGTCGGATTGCACGAAGGTGTCGAACACCGCCTTGTGGCGTTTCTTGATGTCGGCATAGCGGAAGGTTTCCGAGATGCCCAGGGCCTGCGCGATCCCCCGCTTGTGCACCTCGTCGCCATCGGCGTCTTCGAGGACCTTGAGGAAGCCATACACCTGCGGCGAGAGCTTGTGCTCTGCGCCGCCGATCAGCACGACGCGCCGGGTGTGCAGCAGTCGCAGTGAGGTTTCATCGTTGGTCACGGGCGGCGCCAGGCCATCGAAATACCCGTCAAGCGGCTCCAGCGTGAGATGCCCCTTGCGCAGCTGGGCCACCGCGCGCAGGGGAATCACGCGGCAGTCGGCCAGGGGCGAGGCCCTGAGCAGCGCCGCCTCGGTGGTGGTGATCACCGCCTCGGCGCCAGGTGCAGCCAACTCGGCCAGTTTGGCGCGTGCCTGCACAGGGGCGCTGTCCAGCCGGCAGCCGAAGAAGAAACTGCGCCGGTGGCGGCGAATCTCCAGCTCCCCCAGGTGCCAGAGCACGCCCGGGATGAGTTCGGCAAGGGGGTGACGACCTCGCAATCCCAAGGCCTGGTGCAACCAATCCGCCACCTTGCCCGGATGGGCCTGCCACAGCCGTACCTGCGCCTTGGGCAGTTCCACCTCCCCGCACTCAAAGCACAGCGCCCGGTAGCGTCCAGAGGCACCGGCCAGCGGTTGCGGTTGCACCCGGTGCTCGCGGCAATCCGGGCACAGCACCTCGGGCACCACCTCTACAGCCAGGCTCAACGCCTCGCAGTCGCGCAGACGCTGGTACAGCACAGCGCGTCCGCCCAGCCCCACCCCATCCGGCAACAGCTGCTGGCCGGGCGTCTCCAGCAAGGCGCAGAGTTCAGCCAGTGCGGGTGCGTTGATCGGGCCTTCGCTCACAGCATCTCGCTGTCGGTCACGGCCTCATCGGCTGCCACCGGCGTGGGTGGGTCTTGCATCACGCCCAGGGCACGCAGCAGGGCTTCTGCCAGGTGGACGTCGGCCTCTTCCATCTCGCGCAAATTGGCCATGCCAGTCGGCTTGACGCGGATGTGCAGCACCCGGTGCTGCTTGGCGCCGTCGGCAGGCTCGAAGTAGAGGCTGACCACCGCATCGAGGATGTCGAAGCCCTGGCTCATGAGCACATCGGTCTTTTTGGCGCGCACGCACGCCAGTGCGTCGGGGCTGTCCTTGTCGCCGGGCGGTTTGATGATGAAGTCGCAGGCTGGCGGCTGGATTGCACTTACCCGGCATTCAGACAGCCGCGCCATGACCACCCCATAGTCGCGCAGGTCCAGACCGCTGTGCTCATCGGGCCACACGCCCTGGCGCAGGCGGTTGAGCAGGAACATCGGCTGTGGCACGGCGATGGGCACAATGGGCTTGCGGAATACGTACTGACCCAGTGGCGCCAGCAGTTTCTTGCGCGCCGAGTTACCGCCAGGCACCAATAGGTCGATGACACCGTTGGCCGGATACAGGATCGCCGTCATCGACAGGGGTGGGCGCACATCGCGCCAGATGGTGCAATCATCCGGGCCGAACTCCAGGCTGCGCTGCAGGTTGTCCTCGATGCGGATGTCCAGCTGCACACCGCCATCGAGGTGGCGCGTCAGCACATCGATCTCGCAGGCACGCGGACGGCCCTTCTTCGGCGTGAAGGCCAGGGCGAGCGTTTTGCGCAGGCCATCGATGTCCTCGGGCTGACAATGCAGCACCTGCGCCGGTGGCAGGTAGAGCCGGCGCCAGCTTCGGCCACCCACTTGTGCATTAGCACGCAGGAAGGCCTCGGCGATATCGAAGCGCTGGGGCCAGTTGGCCAGTGCCCACAAGGCACGCTCGGCGTCACTGGCGTGGTGCTCGAAGTCCTCGAGCATCGCATCGCCCAACGGCACGGCGTTGCTCAGTGCCTGGATGCCACGCTGATTCGCCAGCGCCTTGACCCGGCGCAGCTCGGCATAGAGGGGGCTCTGCTGGGATTCTGGGAGCGCCTCCAGCGCTTGCAGAATCGGCTTGTGCAGGGACTCGGCCTCTTGCGCCCAGTCAGCCCCCTCGGGCAGTGCCATGCCCCGGGCCTGGAAGTAGAACTGCCAGCTGCGCGGCGGCACCTGGCGGATGAGGTCTCGGTAATTGAATGCGGCCATGGTGTGTGCTGTCTCCTCAAAAAACATGGCCTCGTGTGTCCGATTGTTCCCTGGCGCACCCTGGCCGAATCCCGTGGCCGGTAGAGTCACCACACTCTGCCGACCCACTTCGTTCGATATATTCGTTCGATACACCGAACTTGATCAGGATTGTTTCTGATGCCTGATGGGTTTGTCAAGCAGGTGCGTATTCGTTCGGTGCAGTGGTATATTCTTAGGCTTTGTGCAAACCGACAACAGGAGACTGCGGTGCCTTCCCCCCTGGGTGACAAGCTGCGCGCATTGCGCCAGCAAAAGAAACTGAGCCTTGAGCAACTGGCCGAGCTCACCGATTCCAGCAAGAGCTATATCTGGGAACTGGAGAACCGCGACGATCCCAACCCGTCGGCCGACAAGATCAGCAAGCTCGCAGCGGCGCTGGATGTGACCACCGAGTTCCTGCTCAGCCACACCACCGCCTCCCCGGATGCCGAGGTCGTCGATGAGGCGTTCTTCCGCAAGTACAAGGCGATGCCCGAGAGCACCAAAAAGCAGATCCGCAAGATACTGGACGCCTGGGACGACGACGAATGACCGACCAGAAGCGCCCCAAGGCCGAGGCCAACGACATCTCGAAGCTGCTCAACCAGGTCTTCGGCACGGATCGCTTCCCAGTGCCGGTCGAGGACGTTGCGCTGGAGTACAGCCAGCAGCGATTCCGCGATGCGCCGATTGCCAAGGTCCAAGGCGAAGATCTGGACAGTTTCGACGGGATGCTGGCCGCCAACAAAAAGCGCGACAAGTGGATGATCCTCTACAACAGCGCCGTGAGCTCCGAGGGCCGCAAGCGCTTCACGGTCGCCCACGAGTTCGGTCACTACCTGCTGCATCGGCACCAGCAGGAGGAGTTCGCCTGCGGCGCTGGTGACATCGAGACCAGTGGCGAGGGCAAAGGCAGCCGGGACATCGAGAAGGAAGCTGACGACTTCGCCACCACCTTGCTGATGCCGCTGGATGATTTCCGGCGACAGGTGGATGGCGAGACCGTGAGCTTTGACCTGCTGGGGCATTGTGCCGACCGGTATGGGGTGTCGCTCACGGCTGCCGCGATCCGCTGGCTGGAGATTGCGCCCAAGCGTGCCGTGCTGGTGGCCAGCCGCGATGACCATATGCTGTGGGCGTCATCGAACGAGGCGGCATTCAAGTCCGGTGCCTTCTTTGCGACGCGCAAGAACACCATCGAACTGCCCCGGTCAGCGCTGGCGCACAGCCGAAATTGCACTGGCAGACCGCAGTCGCACAATACCCGGGCAAAGGTCTGGTTTCCGCGAGAGCCGGCCGAGATGCCGATCACCGAGATGACCAAGGTGGCCGGCAACTACGGCTACACGCTGACCTTGCTGGTGATGCCGGAGGCGGAGAAGCGCTGGCGGCGGCGGGATGAGGACGAGGAGCCGGTGGAGGATAGCTACGACCGGTTTATCTCGCGGGGGCAGAAGCCTTATTGAATTAGGAGGTAGCGGCCGGTTGTAGGTTCTTGAGCCATTGCGCCATCAGCCACTTCACATAGCGAACACTTTTCTCGCCTTGGGGCTGGCCGCTACGCCAACGTGCCCGAAGAATTCGGCTACGCAAGTAGATACGCTCAACCCATTCAGCCTCCGACTTCAACTGCGACGACCACTCGCGGTAGGAGCCGTCAGCTTTATCTCTCACATCAGGACAGGTGCCATCAAAAAAGAGCCTGATCGGTACGAAGGAGTCCTCAAGCTTTGAAAAGGCGGAAAAATCCATTTCTTCAGCGATGCACTTGGCCAAAGCTGCCGAATCTTCCGCCTTGCCGTCCAGCACTTCTGCAATCAACGCTTGGTTGAAACGGATCTCGCGAAAAACGGCTTCCCGTATAGCTTGGCGCGAATGCTGAAACTCTGCCGAACTCTGGATTTTTTCCGCGCCCTTCTTAACCAGCCATTCTGTAACCGGGCCAATCACCAAATCGATCATTCCTGTTTCCTTTCGCCTCACCCCACCAACAGCACATTCACCCCCGCCATGCCGGCATCCGGCACGCCCACCACGGTGATCACGATCTCTTCTTCGTCCGGCTTGCCCACATGCAGGTAGGCGTCGTCGCCCAGCGGCAACCAGCCGATGGACTCGGCTTCGATGGCGGCGAGTTCGGTCAGTTCGATCTGCAGGTCAAGCAACAGCGCCTCGCTCATACAGGCAACATCCTCTCAGCGAAGTTGCTCAATGCACCCGGCCCATCAAACTCGTACCGCATAAATCTCCATCTGCGCCTTGTAGCGATGAGGGACCGAGAAGTCCGCAATGTCGAACCCACATTCCTTGAGCAAAGCTACGAGACGCTGTCTGCTGAAGTTGTGGTGGTGCTCGATTTCTATCCAGTAAGGATTGGCCTTGGCCGCGTCCATGACTTTCCAGCTTGAACAAGTCAGGTCCGGCAAGCTGATCACGATAACGCCACCCGGGCGCAGCAACTGTGCCGCCTTGCGCAGGGCATCGCGCGGATAGGGAATGTGTTCGAGCACATCCATCATCGACAGCACATCCAGCTGGCCTTCGAACTTCATCTTCATGAAGTCACCCTGTTCAGCACGGAAACCCAGCTGCCGTATCCGGCTGACGGTCTCCTGTCTTGCATCCAGCCCAACCGCTGCAAAACCATAGTCTGCCGCGGTCATGGTCAGCGTCCCATCGCCACAGCCGACATCCACCCACACGGGCGACGATCCCGCAAAGCACACTTGGTAGCCGCCCAACGCGCGTATCACCTTTTCGACCACCGGAACCCAGGTGGCTCGTTTCGCATCGGGGCTGGCTGTGCCACCCGCAAGCTGGTTGGCGTGCGCGTTGCGAAACACTTCTGCTAAGCCTGCTTCGCTCCAGTAGTGCCGGGTATGCACATGGTTGCAGGCGCTGCAGCGCATCCATTCGAGCGTATCCGGCAGTGCTGAATGCCAGAGTCCGTGCTTGGTGCAATTGGCCGCACCCAGCAAAGTCGATTCGGAACCACAGAGCGGGCAGCCTTCGTAGGCAATCTGGAGGGCGTTCATGCCTGCCCTCCAGGGTTCGTTACTTCTGCGCCAAGCTCGTCAAATACGCTTGCTGCGAACCCAGCGCCAACGCCCCGCGCTGCTCCAGCAACATCACGCATCGCAAGGTGAGGTCGATGGACCGGTAGCAGTGGTGGGCAATCAGCGCGAGATGCTTCAACTGTTCGTCGCTCATGGCGTCGGGTCGCGAGAAATCCCGCACGTACACGAGGTCGGCTTCCAGCAGCTGATTCAGCGCCTGGCGCGGATTGTTGTTGATCACGCAGGGAGCAATCGGCCACTTTTTGATGGCCGCGAAGCAGTGCGGCACGAAGCCCTGACTGCGCAGCTCGACATCGATGTCGCCCAAGGTGGGTTGCCCTTTGTACAAGGGCATGAACGACACCTCGGTCTGGATCACCACGGTCTGGGC